CGGCTGCTCCGGCTGCTCCGGCTGCTCCGGCTGCTCCGGCTGCTCTTCAGCATCAGAGCCAGGAGAGGCGACTTCAAGTACGCGATCTTCCACTTCGCCAACTACCGACACGCGACCAGCAAAGGCTGCTGGAATATCCGCCGCGATGAATTCGTGTCCAACAGGAAACTGCTGGAAGACACCATCAATCATGCCCCAGCAACCCGGTTTTTCGATTCTTAACTTTTGCATGTTCTCTCCTGAAGAAAAGGGGCCAAAGCCCCTTAACCCTGTGCGTTGAACACTTTAGAACGACCGTTGAAGTCGCGCTTAATCTGCAGACCAACAGCACTCCAGACCAGGGAGTTATAGTTGTCGAACGGATTCTGGCGCGGGATCATGAAGGTGCCCACCGGCGCGGCGATGCGAGTCTTGATGTACTGCGAATTGCGCACGTAGGCAATGAAGTGGTTACCGGTCAGCTTAAAGGTCTGGTTAAACGACTCGATGCGACCATAACGCAGAATGTATTCCAGCACGGTTCCTTCTTTGAAGCCCGTAGCATCGGAATACGGTCGGTTCAGGTTGCGCATAATGTCCGGCGACGCCCACAGTTTAACCTTCTCCTGCACGTAGTTATCATCCAGAAGTTTGGCGAATGGGCCGGTGAAGAATGCCACTGATTCATCAGGAGTCGAGGTGGTCAGGTCAATATTCAGACCGGACGCACTCAGATCCACCTGGTTGGTGTTGGCGTGGTTGGTGATACCTGCGCCGACATACCCTTTCACCTTCACCTTCGCATCGCCTGACAGCATGTAGTCAGCCATGTCTTCACGGATAGCTGCAACGTGCGCTTCTTGATCGTCAGCCATCGCATCGAGGTTTTCCGACTGCATGCCGTTCCACTCACGCCATTTGCGGCCATAGCCGGTGTTGAAGATCGGGATTGGGTCACCAGCTTCATCGTAGATGACTTTATCCAGCTCTTCCGGAACGTGGCCCGTCAGTGAGCGATGAACCTTACCAGCGTCACTCGAAACGCGGTACAGCGCCGCTGTCTTGCCGATAGAGATCGGCGTACCGAGACCGAGCAGATCATCCAACAGTCCGTTGCCTTCGTCATTACGGAAGACTCTGGTGGTGATGTTGTCCACTTCACGCCAGTAGTCTTTAGAGATCAGCGCTGCCTGGTTAACTTCCAGTGCGCCGCCGTACTGGGCGGAAATGGTGTTCTGGTTGACGTTGAAGGATTCACGCTGCATCAGCAGTTGATTCCACGCTTTCTTAATCTGGTTATGTTCAGTAACCAGCTTTTTGTTAAATACGATCATGCTCATGCGGTAGCTTTCCCTGATTTGCGAACTTTCACGAGCTGGGCCTCAGCGCCAACAGTGATTTTCTCGCGAGAGTAAAAAAGGACCACGTCAGTATCTGGCGTAGCGGATTTTTGAAGGGTACCGTCTCCAGCAGAGACGAGGCCTTCGTTCTCCAGCAAGACTTGCCCTGCTTTGACGAGCATGTGATAGTCGACGTCGTCTTCGCACATGATGGCCGCGCCGGTGTCACCCGCAGGAACCGCATCGCGAATGTCACCGCCGCCGATATAGTTGTGTTGAAGGGCCAGAGCCACGCCTGCGCCACCAGCTACATTGTGAACAGCCAGCTTCCCGGTACTGTCGAGCATCACAAGTGAGCCTGGATTCACGGCTGCCGCCATGATTGCTTCAATGACCTGCGGGTCATTCTTACGGGCCGGGCCCGCGATTACGGTATGGAAACGAGGTGCAAGAGCCATTATTCAGGAGCCTCCATGTTAAGGATTTCACTCTGAGCGCCGTTCCCCTGGAATGCAGGGTTCAGACCGGTGCTGGTCTGGCACTGTGAGTACAAGTCGTTCAGCGCGTCGCCGGATAAGGAGTTGATCGCCGCTTCGGTCATAAACGAGAATTTCGCTTTAACAGCGTCACGCTTGGCTTTCAGTTCGCTTTCTGCGTTCGCCTGCAGCTGAGATTTCAGCGTGCTGATTTCATCGGTAAGCGGCTTCAGTGCCAGATTCACTGCGGCAGTAATAGCGTCGGAGTTAATCTGAGCCTGGCCCGGGTCGCCGCCGCCATCTTTCTTCTGCATCTGCTGGTTGTAGGCATCCCAGACCTGATCGTCGGTCAGCCCCTCGGTTTTAACGCCTGCGGCATTGAGCGCGGCGATCATCTTCTCTTTCATCGTGTTTGTTTCTCCGTTGGTTTTGACTTCGTACTCAGTGGGTTTGCGCACGACCTCTACTGGATCGCCGACCAGCGTGACTGTGCTGTCGTCGATGAGGTATTTTTGTTGGAAGAGCTTATTGCCCTCTTCGAAAATGAATTTGTCGGGCCATACGGTCACGACATAGCGATAAACATCGCTGCCTGACGGCGCGCGGATAGCCTCACGCAGCAACTGGTAGATTTCGTCGAATGAAGCGTCGGAGTTGTGGGTGAGGAAGAACTTCACCTTATTCAGCAGCCCGTCTTTAAGGCTGTTAGCCGCGTCGATGAGGCTGGCGCTTTCAACTTCGCCTTCCTGTCCGTCAGCATTTACGAACATTCCGACGCCCTCTTCCGGCGTTCCGGCGCCCGGTTCATCCAGCAGGATGGCGATGTGGTCGAACTGCATGTTGCGGGCGATCCAAGAGTGCTTCTTCCCCTTCGACTCACCTGACTTTTTCTCTTTGTTGGTGAGCAGCCCCGTAGAGAGGTGGATCGGGTCGGTGTTGGTGCCGGCGATCATCTCATCAAGGCGATTAATCAAGCGTTTGCCATCCGGCTTTGTCTCGGCGACCGCCTTATTGATATAAACGTCCATGACGACCTGGTCGCCTGACTTGCTGACGTTCTGCGCCCACGCCCCGACGTGATAACTGTTAATGGCCCGCGGGTCATTGGCACTGACATACTTGCCATCTACCATCGGGTGCGGAAGAGGCATCAGCTTGCCTTCCATCGTCTGGTAGCTGTTGTTAATCTCCTCCGCCGGGTACAGGCCACCATTCATTACGATGTCATCGACGATCGGGACCGCTCCACGAATTACGTAGTGCTCCTGGCCGTTGATGGTGGTCGTTGAGATGTTGGAGGCGTTGATGGCGAGGGATTTAACGTGGATGCTGGATAGCTTCACGTTGCGTCCTCATTGGTGGATTTCAGGCAATAAAAAAGGCCGCCGTGGCGACCTGTTGTGGGATTCAATAGCTATTTGAATTTCAGTTCGAACTCAGCATCTAAAACTATTGCATCAATGAGATTTTGTGTGGTTTTAGCCATTTCATAATACGCAATGAAGTCTGGATAACCTTCCTCATGAACACTGTGCTGTGCCGCTGCGTCATCTTGAAAGAATTTATTCAAAAGCTCCCTCGTTAAGGGGCTTAGAGAAATTGGCGCAAGTACGTAAAATCGATGAAGTTGAGCGTTTAACTCACGAAACCTTACCCAGTCAACTTTCCCGTCAGGCAATGGCTGTAGGCGACGCCCCCTTTCTGCGACTGCCTCATAATAATCTGAAGCATAGTCATACATCGCTTTAATTTCGAAAAGGATGTCAATTAGCTGGTTGTATGCCGCGTGCTTTTTCTCCCACCATTTCTCATGGTAGAAACGACTTAAAGCAAATTTGGCAGTAAACCAAGCAGCGGCGATCCCTGTCGTTATTGGCACAACAAGTGTTAGAAAAAACGAACCAACTTCCTGAGGTGTAATGCTCATCGATATAATGTCATGAATATTATGATGATCCTATTTAGCATTAATCAGCATCAGGTTTCCACTGCTTGCGCTCTTTCTTCAGCTTATCCGCCAGCCCTTCATTGAAGATGCTGCCGTCGTCGTTGAGCAGCACCGGAATCTGGCTGCAATAGCAGTTGTACCGGTTACCGTTCTCAGCGTAGAAGTCCCGCACCTCTTCCGTGGTGTAGACCTTGCCATGACGGCTGGCGTGCCAGGTGCGCGTCGTAGGCTTGAGCGCTGACAGCCACAGCAGTCCGGTATTCAGACCAAGACGATCAGCCGCCCAGTCCGTCTCATTCCACTGCGCCTGCCGCAGCGCGCCGACCTGCTCAGTCTGAGCAATTGTTTTGGCCTTAGACATCGACACGTCGAGGCGTTTGCTGATTACGCTGGCCGTCTCGCGTGGATTCACGCCGCGCGCTACCGCATCGGTGATGATGTTTGTCAGGTCGCCGCGGGCGGTGTCGCTGATCACCTTCCAGTCACTGAACGTTGTCAGCCTGGCCGCCGCCACCTGGTTAAGGTGACCGGGACTATTTAAAAGCTGCTGTAGCGTCGTCTGACTGGCGTAAACCTGCGACTGCTGCGAGAGGTTATTGAAAGCCTCCAGCGTGCCGCGCTGCGCCTCTGCGACGACGTAATACATCGCCCACAGGTTTTGCTCGCCACCCTCCAGCAGGTGGTCATCGAGAATAGCCTGCACCGCCTCAAGCAGGTCCGCCAGTTCCTGCGCCGACATGTCGTAGATGAACTTACCGGCGTTGACCTGATAGAGCCGTAAATCGTCGCCGTGGTCATGACAAAGGAAGTGCCAGTTATGGCTGTTAACCTCGCGCTCACGCCCGGTAAGGCGCTGGTCGAAAAGAGATTTCAGCGCGCGCTTAATGCCGAGATACCGGTCCTCGATATCCCGGAACATCGCGCTGACCTGCTTCGCCGATCGCGTCGGGTCAACCTTACTGCGCGGAACTACCGGCGTCCCCACCTTCGTCTTTTGCTCCGGCGTCATCGGAAAGAGGATCATCGGTCGTTACCTTTTTTCCAGGGTCTGGAGTCTTAACATCTTCACGCGGCTCAAGCTCTCCGGCCTCTCTCACTTCGTTCTCATCGACAGCAGGAGTGCCGTACGCTTGCTGGGTATCCTTCGCGACCGAAGCCATTTCCTTCATGTTGGCAATCTTCTCTTTCTCGCTTGGAGCGAGCAGATCAGACCAGGTTAACGTGATTTCGCCAGATTTAGGTGGTTCGATAACTTCCACAGTCCAAAGGCGTTCTATAACTGCACTTGCCCGGTCAGTCTGGAACCCGTTGCGGCGACCATTACAGCGCTTGGCAAAGTCGTTTTTGTCCTGATCAGACGCAAGCCTTCCTGTTTGCTGACCAAACTGGATGGTGAATGGTATCTGAACTGAAGATGAGAACTGGTTAGCAGACACTGTCCACGTTGGACTCGGATCGGCAGCAGCGACAGAAAGGACTTTTGCCTCCCCATCCTGGGTTACCAGAGCTGAGTCTGTACCAGAATTTAACTTTTGTATTGCAGCATTCAGCGCTTCAGCAAGGCCAGAATATCCAGCCTTCTTGGCCTCTTCGACGATGGTCTTGAGATTGGTGTCTTTTGACATGTTAATGCCGAGCTGCCTGCTGGCATTTTTCAAGAATCCTTCAGCGCTGCCGCCGGAGGTTTTAGCCATGTCCAGCAGATCGTTATAGCCTGCACGCAAGAAAGGGATGCCAGCCAGCGAGGATTCATCTTCTGATCCCTCGCAAAACATGATGATACGTTCAGGGTGGATTTTGATGGAACGCATCGGTCCGACAATATTCCCATTATCCCCAACAGGTTGCTCCTGGAAATAATAAAACTTCGGCATGGCGTAATCAGGGGACTTCTGATCCTGTTCTAATTCCCCCGGCTTCACCTGTGATTCCCACGCAGGAATCATCTTCACTAAGCCGCGTTCGCGCGAATTACGCATTACGGCACGATTAACTGGCTCAGACCATTCCCGACTATCAGCAAACTGGAGGATGAGAGCGGAATAGTGCCCAACAAGATTCCGTCGATCGGCATCTTTTACCTTAGCCCAGTACTTCTTCATGAGCTTTGTGACTTTCTTTTCCCACGGCGTCGACTTTTTGGACTTCTTCGTCTCATCGCCGTCGACTATTACCGGAGTATCGGCCCAGCATGCATCCAGCAATTTATGCACCGCCCCGAACGCCGCGCCGTTACGCTCATACATGTTGTAGAAGTGGCTAAAATCGAGACGCTCCGGGTACCCAAATTCGCACCACAGATGGTGACGCTTCGTGTTACCGGACTTCCCAAGCCCTGATGCATACAACTGGCGTGCGCGCCCAACCTCGTTAAGGCTGTTCACAATGAGCCCAGCGAGGACTTGCATTTCTGTATCGTTACTCACTGAGATTTCCTTAGGTGAAGAAAATTGCACCGACCTGTTTATGGTTGTTTTTCGCTACTGCGAAGTAGCGGAACCCGTCGGCACCGTGTGATGTGAAGTCGTGAAGGGGTTTATCTTTCCAGCATCCTCGCTTGTCGTCCCATTCCTTGCGATAGCCCTCGAGGTGAGATATGCCCTCGGCACACTTCTCCTCATCGAAGACGCAGGACGGAAGGATTTCACGCACCGACTCAATACCGGTATCAACACCCGTTTTCGGCACAACATTGAAGGTCATCGAGTACACCTGTCCGTCGATTTCATAGCCTTCCTGCGCGAGCTCTTTGCGCGATTTGGCGTCCGCGCCGAATTCGCGATTCTCAATGTCGTGCGGGCCCCAGTGCTCGCCGTACTCGTAGCCGCGGTCTTTCAGCACCTTCATATAGTGCCTCAGGCCTTCGCCGGAGTTTTCGTAGTAGTCGATGATGTGGAACTCTTCGCCAACCTCACGAACGAACCAGATAGCCGTTGAGTCACCCACACCGATATCCCAGAACGTGTGTACCGGCAGGTGCGAGTTATCAGGGATTTGGCCGATCCGCTTGTTGGTGTAGAGCCATCGGAACTGTTTGGCGTAATATGCGCCCTCAACCGACTGCTGGAACGCCTCGGCCGGAATGGTCGGGTATTCGCGCTTCATGTCGTCGCCAAGCGTTTTCTCTTTGGCGTAATACCAGGCTTTCTGGCGCTCGTTGACGACAATTCCGTGCTTCGCTTCCATTTCAGAGAAATAATCAACCAGGCGCTGCGGCAATGGCTCTACCGGGTCGATTGCGTATTGTGGGTTCTTCCACCAGGAAAAGAAGAAAAACTTCCAGTCCAGTGCGGAGAGAGGCTTTCCCTGCAGCAACGCTTTCTCTGCCGTCTGGCAGTAATCGAAGAAGTAACCCGCCCGCCCCTCTGCCGTGCTCTCGATAGTAGCGAAGCATCCGGTCGATACCGCCTCAAACGCACCAGTGACAATTTCACGGGCTTTATCCGGATACTTGGCACATATCTTTCCGAACTCGGAAACGTGCAGGTAACGCAGCGTGCCGCCACGAAATGACGTACTGACGTATAGTGAGCCACCCTTCTTAAAGACGAGCTCTCCAGACGAATCGTTGCTCGCCGGGTTGGCTGCCTTTATCTCAACAGGCAGCTTGTCGTATGCATACTTCACCTTTTCGCGGAACAGGCGCTTTGCGTCATTCAGCGTGTGGGCAATCAGCGCACACTTCGCCGACTCGAACAGGGCTGCGTCCAACTGAATTATGCACACCTCAGTTGTGAAGCCAAGCTGGCGAGCTTTCAGGATGATGTTGCGGGTGTGGATACCCTCGAAGTATTCCCGCTGCTCAGGCGTCATCCTGAAGCGAGTCGGCTTTCCCTCTTTGTCGGTGATCCAGTAGAGATTGTTCAGCCGCCAGTCTTTGTCGGACAGCAGCTTGAGGTGCTCAGGTTTCATTACGCCCCCTGAGACAGTGAATCCATCAGGTCAGAGAGTTGCTTAACAGAGTTGTCGCCTTCTGGCCCGTCGATGTCGTAGGCCTGACGTTCAAGTCCGATCAGGTTCTTCAGCGCGTCACTCAGTGCCTTCACCGACTTAACACGCTCCGGCATGCTGATGACCTTTTGATAAATCTCGTTGAGCTTGTCTTGGCCTTTGTCGTCGGGGTCGAGCATCAACTCTCCGAGTTTCTCCAGTGCGGTCACGTCTGCGCACTCTGCTCCAAGCTCATCAAACAGGGCGTTGGTTATCTGCCGGGCGCGCTTAATGTCGCCGCGATGCTCCATGCGGACATTGGCAATTACCTCAGCTGTCGCCTCGATGAGTACGCGTTCGTTAAAAGTAACTTCACTGCGTACCTGTTTGCGTACCTCTGCTTTGCGTACCAGATCGTCAGCGCGTTCCTTCACCTTTGCGGCGAGGTCACGAGACCAGTCATCACGCTTGGCGCGCTTACGGATCGCACCTTCGCTGATACCATGCTGCGATGCAATTTCACGGAGAGACATCACCCCGGCCCGGTACGCCGTCTCGATGGCCTCCCAGTCGGGCTTGCTCATTATCTCTCCAAAATTTATTAAGGGACCGATATCATTTGGTTAATTTTTTACCATGAATCTCTGGTATAAGTGTATCACTGGGTAATACACGCGAGAGGATGAAAAATGAACACAGATAATGGATTTAGCTCATTCGTAGAAACGATTTCTGCTCATAAGGATGTCATGGCCGATATCGCTGATGCTGGATTAGAGGCCGCTGATAAAATCCCATTTTTTGGCTGGGCAGTTAAAGCATGGAATATAAAAAACACTTTTCAAGAAAAGAAACTCTCGCGCAACATAGTGGAGTTCCTAGAATATTCATCTGTAGACGATGCGAAAAAATTCATCGCAAAGTTTAGCTCTGAAGAGGAAAGAGAGGAGCTTTGCGATAGCTTAATTCAAGTGCTAATTGATTCGGAAAAACCATTAAAGGCAAAGCTGACATCGAAGATAATCAACGCCATCTACGAAGAACGCCTTACTGTTTCTGAGGCTCATCATTTACTTTTGATAATTTTAAACGCTTCTATTCCCGCGCTAGAAGCCATTGATAAATTTTATCAAAATAACCCTAAAGGCTATACAAGAACACTGAATGAAGATGCAAGTACTTATGGTCCATTGCTGATGTCTATTGGAGTACTTTATGTCCATGGCGATATGACCCGCGTTACCGAGCTTGGAAAAAAATTATACGAAAATGCCTTCGTATAAAAACACAATGCCATTACTTCAGGCACTGCGTACGGATGTAGTCCTGCTACTGGCTTACCGCTCGGTAGTAGGCCTGCCAGCGGTATTTATCTAACCTGAGCTGGCGCAGGCATTGAGCGGTTTCGACATCCGATTGCAGGTCTTCGTCACTGTCTTTACCGACATCACTTGCTTTGCACGGTGGGCTCATCAAATCCGGGGATGGAGTTGGCAGCGTCGATGGCACGCTGGCGCAGCTGCACAGCATCATCGTCAAACCGGCACACAGTACGATTCGGAGACTGGACATATTTCACCACGTCGCGGGTTATGGTTCGGTAGATGACCTTGCCCTCTTCTGTAGCGGCAGCGGCCTTTTGCTCAACTGGCTGGATAGTCTTTTCGGCTTTCTCTTTCTTCTTCGCCGCGAGGGCGTTGATATGATCAGCGTGAGAATTCCAGCCAGAACGCCATGAGAAAATGCAGGTAAGCAGCAGGATGACTACAGCGCTGATGATTGCGGTTAATCGGATCATTTCTGGCCCCACTCGCAAACTTCACGCTCAATCTCGCGCCTGGTGATCAACCCCTTCCACTGCTTGCCACCGGCATACGTCCAGCGCTGCAGTTCCTTGCACGCGCCCGGCACGTCTCCAGCATTTAATTTCTTCAACAGCGTGGAGCTGGCGAAAGCGCCAGAGCCAACGTTGTAGGTGAATGAGTAAAGCGCGGCACGGGTAGGATCAGGAATGCGGACTTTGATGAGCGGATCAATGGCGCTTGCCACCTTCCGCAGATCGGCTTTCAGCAGGCTGTCGCATTCCCTGTCGGTGTAACGATGGCCGCGGCGAATATCGGCGCCAGTGTGTCCATCACAAACAGTCCAGACGCCCACAACATCCTGATAGGCGTAATAACGCCTTCCTTCCAGGCCGTCGGCATTACCAAGCATGACAGAAGCAATAGCGATCGCGCCCGAACCGCCGGCGATCGCACCAATAAGCTTATTCCTCAGCGTCGGGTTCATCTCGGCTCCTGCTGCGTCGGTTGTCTTCGCGAATTTTGAAATACAAATTCGTCAGATACGTAAGTACGGCGATGACAATGCCCACCAGTACGCCGATGGCATTCCACTGCTCGGGGCTATAGGCATTTAGCATGCCGTTAAGGATGCTCCCGGCTGAAGCGCCATACGCAGCACCAGTGGTTATCTTTTCCATGCGATACATACTCTCACCTCGCGTTGTTAGCGGGTGCTGTGCGTGGTTGAAAGGGTCAGGCCCGTCAGGCTGGATTTAACAACGAAGCGTGTCGATGATGATTCCTGCGGGACCTGATAATAAAAAAGCCCGCGATAAGGCGAGCAATAAGCATGAGGGTAATAGCAATGTCGGCTGATGGCCGAAAATACCCTGGCTGGGTCTGGCGGCCTGCGGCATTGCGCCAACAATGCCCCTGATGGGTTGGATTATGAGCCCGTGATCAGGTCAGGCCATTATCTGGCGGGACAGGAAGGATTCGAACCTTCGACCATTCGGTTAACAGCCGAACGCACAACCGCTGTGCTTCTGACCCTGAAATGACAAAGCCCCGACGTTTCCGCCAGGGCTCTTTTTATTCTTCATGCCGCCACTTAAAGTTAAGGCAGCATATCAAAGTAGACTCAAATATGACGCATTTAATCCAGTTTTGCAAGACTTACATCTAAATTTGTCGCCTTTTGTTGTGAACGTGATCGCGTAACCTGCAACAGGGCATCGCTATCAAGGCGCCGCAAGGTGGTTTTCATCTCCTCCCACCGCTCCGTAAACGTTTCTGACCAGTTCTTCGGGGTCACGCCGACCAGGGAAGCAAGCTTTTGGTATTCATAAGTCTCCCGGCCTGTCAGCTCGGCTTTGACGTCCTGCGCAGCCAGCCAGATAAGCTGACGCAGGCGATCAACCGTTTTCTTTGCGACACGCGCACCGGCCAGCTTCTCGCTGAATTGCTCCCATGCCCACCGGGTGACCGTCTCCTGGTGCTCCCAGCGGATATTGTCGCTGTAGTTCCAGAGCAGCCAGGCTTTCTGATGATCTTCAAGTGACAGGACAGCGCGGCGCCAGCTCGCCGTCGAATACTCAACGGGCAGAACGAGGGCTATTGCGGAACCTTTCGCGCGGGACTGCTGCCCGGGAATTGGCGGGCTGGATGGGTTTACCATGCGGCCGGTTACCGGGTCGGCTACTTTCTTCCTTCCCCGGCTGCGCGCCGTAGCGGTGAACTGCGCGTTCTCGGCGAAAGCTACCAGCTGCCCTTTCGTCGCCCCGCTCAGATCTGCGGTCGCCACAATGAGCTGCTGACGTACGTATTCCAGTTGCTGACTGTTCATGCGGCTTCCTTCTGTGGCTGATTGGTTTTGGTCTGGCTGTGCTTTGCTATTGGTGACATGCTGGCGCGCTTAACGCTTTCTGCCTGGTATCGATGGAAGTCGGAGTGGTTCATGCGGCCTCCTGTCGGCGGGCCCGACGCTTTTCCAGCGCGCGGGCTTTGCGTGTGAAAATGGATTTGATGCGCTGCAGGTATGGGATGTCGAACCGGCGGACGGAATTGTCGTTGTTTATCGCCTCAACTTTTTCGGCACCGATGCGCTCAATAAGGCCCTGTTCAAATGCCTTTTGCGCGCCGTCCCGATCCCGGTTGCAATAGACACACTGGGCTGCGGTATTGTGAAGGTTGAAAGCGAGGTGCGCCGCTGCTCCGCGGGTGCGGTAGTGGCCGCAGTCCATGGTTCCGCCAAACTTCAGCTCCGGCAGCCTGCCGCAGCTGATGCACGGCTTGCCAGCATCCCTCAGACGGACGTACCGATTGAAAGCCGCCTGCGCTTCCGATCTCCACTGCGGTTTCGTTTTTAGCGCCACCTTTCTCGCTTTCAGATCCCGGCGCTCCTCCCGCTCTTTCTCTTTGCGTTCCTTGATGCGCTTAGCCGCGGCTTTCACCTTCTCTTTTTCGCGCTCTTCCATCGCGAGGATTGCGCCATGTTCCGGACAGCACCAGCGGATCCGGATGTCGTGGAATTTCGGCACGAAGTATTCACCGCATACTTTGCACTTACGGCGGGATGGTTTACGCATGGGCACCACCTTGAACCTGTACCAGCGTGAGGTTTCCGCAGAACACGGCACCGGTATCGATGTACATCTGGTTGGCATACTTCAGGGGCTGGCGCGCTGGGGTGTGCCCGAAAATAAACAGATCAGCACCGGATATCGGCGAGACAATGCCGTCCTGAGCGTCGCTAACCCGCTCACGATTCCAGATGACCATTTCTTTCGGCACTGGCTTATCAAATTCATATTCGTTGTGCGGGTAGTCAGCGTGACAGATGACTATTTTTCGATCGGAGGTAACCAACTCGATGATGAGTGGTAACTTAGCTGCTTTGTGAACCAGAGCCTTAGCCAGCACTTCTTTGTCATAGTCGAGATTGAAGAACCAACCGCCACCATTCACCAGCCAGTGATTGACGTTTCCATACTCCGACAGCCCATCAATCATCATCTGCTCATGGTTGCCACGCACAGCCCGGAACCACGGCTGATTTATCAGGTCCAGACACTCAACATTCTCAGCTCCGCGGTCAACAATGTCGCCAACGGAAATAAGCAGGTCGCTGGCCGGATCGAACTTAATCTTGTCCAGCTCATTCATCAGCAGCGTATAGCATCCATGCAGATCGCCAACCACCCATACGTTGCGCCAGTCAGCGCCGTTAATGCGTTGATAAATGCTCATGCAATTTTCCTTCTGGCAGCGCGGCGCAACCAGCGAACATCTGCCAGGTGAGCCGTATAGTGAAAGGTGGGGATGTCGGAAGGCTTAACTTCAACCTTGCGCTTGCGGCGCGCCGGAACGTTGAAGATGTGATTTGTGATGACGCGTGCGAGAGGATTACCCACGGGAAGCCCTCCACTCTTGCGCCCAGGCGATGCGCTTACTGGACGCTTCGGAGAACTTCACTCCGCGCTCAGTGCCGAACCAGTAAATCGCCTCGATGACGTCGACCATGTAGCGCTTGCTGGATTTGGATGTGCGGACGCCGAAATAAACGAGGCCGCCGTTGATGCCCGGCGCGGATTTCTGTTCCTGGTCCTGAGTCTGGTTCACCAGAACGGTGATGAGGTCCTTCCACTCTTCTCGGGTCAGCTTCTCGCCGTGCCAGACAACCTGGTCAGACAGGTCTTTCAGCAGCGGCCACATCAAACGGTTCTGCTTATCGGTGCGGGTTTCTTCCCGAGCCTCGACCACCATCGGCGCGCGAGGGTTTACCGGCAGGGAGCGAATGAATGCTATAAGGTTGTCTTTAACGGTGTCGTTAACGATGCAGTAGTGCTGCTTCATACGTCACCCCCGAGAGGTAACGCAGAATACAGAAAATCGCAGGTGCATTTCTGCATCTGTGACAAGGTGAGGAGTTCAGATTGTGGTCGCATTTAAGTCCCCTTAAATGCGCAGAAGTCACCGAAGTTGTTCAAGCTCCGATGACAAGATTATGACTGGTTGATTATGGAAAATCAATGTGTAAGGAACTGCCATAAACTCTGGATATTGTTCAAAGCATAGATGCCGGAACAAATTATGGCGAGCGCCGTGATTATTAGGCAAGGATACATACAAAGTTGATAAATCAACTCGCCTCTTTTAACTCTTTTCCACTCTTTTTTTAGAACGTTAAATGATGCTTGAGTAAAATCGGCCTGTGTAGTGGTAAATTGAGCGTTGCCAGCATAGGCGTCTTCAAGCATTTTCGTTATAATTTCTGATAACCGTTCTTCTTCAGGAGACTGCTTTCCATAATTTATCCTAAGGTTTATTTCAGATAACAATTGACTGACCCTTTGCTTATCACTTTCTGGGACAAGATCACCTTCTGCAGATAAATTCCGCACTGTTAAAAGAATCGAACTAAATGTGGTAAGGGCGAGCCTCAACTCTTGTATCCATGCCTGGCGGAATTCAGAAGTCTTGTTTTCTTTGGTCATTACCAAACCGATACCACCTGCCGCTGCCGCAATCACCCCTGCGGTAATTGCTGCCCAAGCTTCGTTCATATCATATCCTTTAATTCGCAAGCGAAAAAATACCGCCATGAGGCGGTAGTTTAGGCGACTGGCAGGCCGAGTTTATGCTTTTTCGCATTGCTTTCGGTTGGCTGGCCGGAATCGCTCCGGGCATGCTCCTCTGGCAAATTGGTTGTCTGACCTCTCAGCTTTTCGTGTATTAACCAAAACCCACCACGGCTTTGGCGAAGGCTGCTCACCCCCAGGGCGAGCCGGTAGCGTCTGGCACAGCCTCGCGCGCCACCTTCTGCACACTATCCAATCTTGGTTCATCCCCTGGTCAGACACTCAGATGTGGTGCTCTACAGCGGCATGCGGGGGAATACAAAAACTCGGACAAAATCAGGCCCTCCTTTCTGGATCACTCGCGGGGATAAATCTATTAAACATTTGTTTTGTGTAAGTTTCAACTATACAAGATATGGTATTTTTCAAATCTTCGGTGCTGCCGATAACATCGCTGCCCAGCACAACTTAGCCCGATGCGCCGCCTGCTGGCACCCACTCATGGCGTCGTATGCTTCCCACTCTTTCTCATCGCTAAAGCTCTCATCTGGCTCTGACTCGAACCCATTGACGATCATGTCCTCTGTTGGCTCAACTGGCACAGCCACCCAACCATCCGGAATCACCGGAGCGTTGCCATCGGCACCCTGAAGCATGGCGGCGCGTCCTTGCCATCCCTCCCACATTGCCGCCATCATCATGAACCAGACGTTTCCACAGCCAGCTTTTTTGTTATCAAAGAACCAGTCAGCAAACTCTCGGCTCATTCCGTTTTGCTCTGCTATTTCGTAGCGATTATCCATTGCCTTTCTCCTGGTTCAGCATGGCGGCGCGGCAGGAGTTCCAGCCATCGCAATAGCAATCTCGATGAGTTTTGAAGCGTCCAACTTCATAAGGCACGTCTTCGTAGATTTTCACATCAGGGACAGAAACGCTTTGCTTTTGCCGTCGCCTTTCAGTTGCTGCTATCCACGCAGATTCAGCCATCACACCCAGCATTTGCTTAGCTGCTGTGGTGTATTGGTTATGCTGATAATTCTCCTGCCACTCCCTGCCAAACCACGAATAGAAATTATCGTCGGCGTCAACTACCGGCTGCTGCGCGTGGAGATAGAGCGGTACATCTGCCGCCTCTGAGTTCTGCTTACCCCACAGATACGCCGTCTCCCTACCTCGGTCGATATAGCCCAGGTTGCGCTCGTCGGTGTACGCCACCGGCTCCTGATACATCCCCGCAATCAGCATGTCCATTGCAACCATCCCACGACCAAACATGTCGTACTGCTCTTTATCGTCTTTCGGGTCATAATCCTGCTGCCAGCATTCGAAATCGTTACGTAGGCGCTTGGCTTGTTCTATGGTTAATTTGCTGGTCATTGGTTGGCTCCTGGCTTATTGATGCGCGATGTTATATTCCGACCGCAGTCGCAGCAGTAGAATGCTTTCCCACCGCGAATGCCGCTGGTGTGCTGCCCTTCAAGGAATGAGCCATCCCAAGCATAAAACTGTTTGAAATCCACAACCTCTTTCGTGTGGAATCCATTCTCACCGCCGCAGTGCGGGCATGAACTCGGGTTTTCTATAGCCATCACTCAGCCTCCACCTTGATGCCAGCGGCGGCCAGCGCTACCTTTACGTCCTGGCTGTAGTTATAAACACCATCAGACCAGACATATCTGTCCCCAGATACAATCTGCCGTAAGTCTGGCAGCTTCACGGTGCGGGACTCCAGCTCGGCGATGCGCTGGCGCAGTGCTGTGTTATCGTCGAATAGCTCGCAAACATGGCGATTCTGTTTGCGGATCCGATTATCCATCTCGGTAATTGTGCCCTGCGCCTTCTCCAGCGCCTCTACCAGCTCAGCACTTGCGGCCTGCCATGCTTTCCACATGTAGGTGTAATGAGGACCTGGATAGCTGCCGTCTTGATTGCGATGCTCTTTCAGTATTCCCCATGGAAGCGCGTCAACTTCTTCGGCCCACGCTTCGAATTTCTCTCTCTGCGCCAGTTCGGTGATATCAGTTGTCATGCTTGGCCTCCGCGATAACTTCTGCAATCAAGCGCTTTGCAATCCAATTTCTTAAATTGTGTCGTGACGGAAGGCGCTGATATCTCCCTCCTCTGCCATTTCGCTGTCCGCGTTGAGCGTGCCAGCGCCGACGGACGCCATAGCCAATGTTTGGCGGGAGTTCGGTGATATCAGTCATGCGGCACGCTCCTGCTTGTGCTTGAATGCCCATTTACGAAAGGCCTTTTTCATATCGCCTTTGGTATAACGCATTCCCCGGCGCGGATTGTGCCGTGAATTACGCGCCCGCTTTTCAAATGCTCCACTGATAAGACATCCGGTGGCGTCATCCATGTTCATGAACACGCTTACAACACGCTTCACACCGTGCTGAACAAGAACAACTGGCTTAATTTCTTCGGGGCGTTTCCAGACTTTTTTGTCACTGAATAGCGCCATGCGCATGCTGGTACGAAAGTCGTTAGACTTGTCGCTGGACTTCATCTTGCGGAGGTACACTGCGCCTTTGCGATACTTGCTCATTTGCCGGCCCCCTCGCGCTTGTTCCACCGCTCAATTGCAGCTTCTTCACTTTCCTGATATGCGGCCTTTGCCTCGCAACCACCGCAGGACGCGCGGTAATAACCTGAAATCTCGCGAACACTTATAACTTTGCAACCGCAAAAAGGGCATAGTTTGGCTTCATGTCTCATTTGTCAGCCCCCTCGCGCAGCTGCTGGGCTAATTCTTTGAGTATCGTTTCGTGATTAGGCGTGATTGTTTGCACAATGCAATTGATAGCTTTCTCAACTCCGCTCGCCTCGGCTTCGGCTAAAATGCGATCGGTGGCGGGATGCTTTTCTCTGGCGTCACGAATAAAATCCTCTGCCTGCATGGTCATGCCGACGCCAAATTCATATTTCATCAGCGCCTTTTGCATTACGAATGCGCCACCCTGAGCGACATCAGTTAGCCGCTTATTCTCCGCCGCCAGCAGAGCATTTTGGTCTGCCAGCACATTCCCGGTTTTTATGGCGGCATCCAGTGAAGCGCTGCAAATGCGAAACTCTTTCGCCAGCTTCAGGAACTTCTGCTCTTTGATCGACAGCTCGCCAGACTCAAGCGACTGAATGAGCTCGTTTACAGTTTCGATGTTCATGCTTTGTCTCCCAGTTCAGCCCATACAGCCATTGCCTCGTCGTGGTTCGAACCATTAATCAGAGTCATAATTTCTTCCGGTGTCTCCCTGACCTCGATCCGTTCTCCAGTGGTCATTTTCAGGGTTGTCAGCCCGGCGAAATACATGCTGACGATGTGCTCTGCCGCGACAAAAACAGGCTCATAAACCGCATCTTGTTCCCAGCCATACTGACCCTGGCGCTCGATCGTTACCTTTTGGTTCAACTTGATAAAAATCATTTTCTTACTCCCGCCAGGCACTCGTTAAAAAGGTTGGTCAGCTTGTTGGCGCCGCAATGGCGATTGCTGAACTGAAAATCCGCCGACGTGCTTTCTCTTACGGCTGTCTGTTCTGCCAGGGTGTAGCGATAGCCTTTGCGCTCACCTGCTCGCAAAACCCGTCCGTCGTTGAAGGTGGCCCAGATAGCTGAGTTAACGACAGAAGAGTGCAAGCCTGTTCCGGTGCGTATCTCTGAAAAAGTGCAACCGGGATGACTGCCGATAAAATTAATGACGATTTGAGTACCTGATATACGTTTCATCATTGCCACCTGTGCTCAATAAGCGCCTGTCCACTGCGGATAAGTTTGGCTTTATCCTTCTCACCAATCAGGAAAGGCATTGGTTCAGGCTGGAAGCCCGCGCGCATGTTCTGCGCATCATCCATACCGATCATCACCGTTTCGCATTTGCTGACGCCTGTAATCAGGTAAGAGCGGTAGCGCTTTTCGAACTCGCGAGCCCGGAACGGAATTTCCTCTTCGCTCATCCCGGCGAACTCAATCCACCCGCCCATATCAGCAATCACCGCATGGATAGTCGGATCGTCGAAAACAACGCTATTGCGGCGCCCGTAGCTGCAGATAGCCTTGTAGGCTTTCGACCAGGCCATCAGAGCTTTGCCATCTTTGTTGCCTTCAATGTGCCGAAGGAGATCCGCAGGCTTAGGGAAATACTGACCGTTGTCGGTATCGCGGGTATGCCCCTGGAAAGAGCGCATAACATCCTCAACCGGGTAAGGCTTCAGGGCATTCCAGTAAATCCCGATCATCACTTCGGAAATATCCTTCCCGTAGATTTCACCGATTGCCGCCATGGACTGGGCGAATTTGGTTTTTTCAGAGTCGTTCATCAGAAAAGTTCTCCTGAATCAGTGCCGCCAGCCCAGCGCTGGAGGGTTTCGAGGTTGCGTGCAGTGGTTGCCGAGTACTGGCCTTGTGCGACTGCCATGGCGTGTTCATCTCCTGCCAAGTCGCGCAGTCTTTCAACCTGTGCGGCGTCTCGCAGGAGCGTGTCGATACCGTCGTAACGTTTTTTGGAAGGGTTCTTGCCCATCAGCCATGAATCACCTTTGGCGCCGGATATTGCCCGGCAGAGTTCATCTGCGGTGAAACCTTCAGCCAGTCTGGCCTTGATGCGCTTGCGCCGTTTGCCATCCAGCTTTGCAGACAAGTGGTGATGTTCTGTTTGCCAGTGCGAGAAAACCTGCCTGACAGGATCGGCTTGCGGTTCATCCTGAATAACTTCATCAGCAACGGTTTTTTCACACTCGTCCCCCGTGGGGACTATAGGGGTTAGATCTGTTTTTATATTTGTCTTTGGAAGAATGTCTTTGGTGTTCCCTGTTTTCAGGGATACCTCTCCCTGATTTTGGGGGTGGTTATCCCCGTTTTTAGGGATGGTTTTAGTTGTGACTTTGCTATCCCCGATTTCAGGGATGGTAATAACCTGAGTTACAACTTCAGCGACCGGGAAACTGACCGGGCACTTTGCACATTTTGGCTTTGTGTAAGCCCAGCCATCCAGAAGCGTGTTGATCCCGATGTAACGTGTCTGCCCGATTCTGCGCATCTTGATGATGTTGCGATAAGCCAGGCTGAGCACAGCTTCAGAAACGTGCTTAACTGCCAGTCTGGTTTTATCTGCAATGAGGCTGTTGGTGATCCGGTCCTCTTTCTTGGACCAGCCATACGTCAGGCGAACAATTGCATTCAGCACGCGGAACTCACGCCCCGAAAGCTCAACGAAACACAGGGCATCCTGAATCTGGTTAGCGAGGCGGAGATAGCCATTTTCCAGATCGGCCATGCGATTCTCCTGCTGCGCCGGTTGTTGCGCAGGGAATTTGATTACTTTGGCGGTGTTTGCCATAATTACTCCCGTTACTTGGCGTAACACAGTGTTTTGAAAGCCGTAGCTGCTACCAACAGCGCGGCTTTCGCCTTTATTGAGACTTCCCATCACATAACCCCCAGCATCGATGTCACCATCGTCATCAGTGGGCCTACCTGCTCCGGCATGAGACGAAACAGTGACGCTATACCCTCGCTTACCTCTTTCAGCTTCTGGTGCTCTGGAGCGCCCAGCAGAACGGCCTGCTTAGCCTCAGCACACTCTTTCATCGCAGAGGCAATCAGAGACATCGTGTCGTTCTGCGGCGCCAGGCGGTTGCGAAACTCCAGCGGCAGAACAGCCAGGATTGCCGGTGTCAGCTGACGAACGTTCTCGCGGTATTGCTCCGAGTCGAAACGATTATCCAGGAAGCGAAACAGCTTCTGGCGCGCCCGGCTGATGTCTTCCGGGAAACTTATGGCGGTCCCGCCCTGCTCCCGGTATTCGTTGATAATCAGCGCTGACACCACGTCCTGATTGTCCAGCGCCGACGACCATGCACGGACCGCATCGCGGATCTTGTCGTGGTCCGGCGCCGCCTTAGTTTGAGCGCGGTTTATCATCGCTCCCGGATGTATTCCGGTATTGTGTTGATACGCAAGTGATTGCATGTGCATTCCCTTAGTTAAATAGTTTCCAAATGGCTGATAATTCAGCCGTTAGATTTGATTTCCTGATTTTTAAAGAGCGTTTAAATCTGAAACACTAAGCTACTGACTTCTCGGCATTCGGGAACAATGTCGGCAAGTCAGGGCGAATCTGGTGAGCCTTGATTGCTCCTCCAGTGGCGCTAACAATGCTGCCAACGTGCTCAGGGGAAACCTTCGCTTTGTTATGCAGCCACTTGTAAACGGCCTGCTGAGAAACTTCGCAGGCATCGCCCAGTTTTTTCTGAGAACCGACAATACTGATCGCGGTTTTAATTGCTGGGTTCATAACAACCTCCGTAGTGAATATGAAAGAAGAATAAAACTATGGTTGTATTTAGTCAACAACCATTTTCGTTTGATGGAATAAAACCACGGTTGTACATTTGAACTATGAAAACGACACTCGCAGAACGACTCAAAGAAGCGCGCTCTAAACGAGGCCTTACTCAAAAGGCTCTCGGGGAGTTAGTTGGGGTAAGCCAAGCGGCTATACAGAAGATTGAAACTGGCAAAGCAAATCAAACGACAAAGCTGGTAGAGATCGCCAACGCTCTAGGGGTTCAACCAGAATGGCTAAGTTCCGGTGAAGGGGTGATGAATACCGGTGGGGAACACGCAGCCAAGGTTCAATCCCGAAATTCAGCTTCAGACACTTTCAGGGTTGACGTTCTCGATCTCACAGTAAGTGCAGGCCCTGGCATAATTAACAATGAGTTCATTGAAGTTCTGCGTTCAGTCGAGTATTCAGAATCTGATGCTCGCCAGATGTTTAATGGACGCAAGGCTGATCAAATCAGAATAATTAACGTCCGTGGCGATAGCATGAGCGGGACTATCGAGCCTGGAGATCTTCTTTTCGTCGATATCAGCGTTCAGCGCTTCGATGGGGATGGGATTTATGCATTCCTCTACGATGACACAGCACACGTTAAGCGCCTTCAAATGATGAAGGATAAGCTTATTGTGATATCGGATAACAAAACCTATGTACCGTGGGAACCCATCGAGAAAGACGAAATGAATCGGGTTTTCGTGTTCGGCAAGGTGATCGGCAGCATGCCGCAGACATACAGGAAGCATGGGTAGACACCCAACTGCATAAGCTGGTCTTGGCGATCGTAACGCCTTACTTGTCGTCGCATAGTTAATTATTTTTTTCATTTAATACAATAAATTGAAGCACATACCCCCCGATTAACTCTTTCATTTGTTCAGGAGAAAATAAGTGAGCGAGAAACGAGAAGTTGTTTTACAACACGTTAATAACGTTTTGGAATCTAAGAATTACATTGAAACAAATGCTGACGGTGTCGTAACCATTGGCACGCAGAATAATGGTTACGATGTTTACAACTTTGTATTTCTCAATAGCTCCCCCGTCATTAGCCATGAGAATGGCGAAATTATTGTAACGGGAATGGAGCGAACGAAAGTTGCATCAGTAACACTAAGCAAGCAAAAAGCCTTTGATTTCTATCAGTCCTTGAAAAGCCTATTTGAGGAATAACATCTGATGGATGCAGCTCAATCATCTCTTGGTGAAGGCAAGTTACTGATTGCTTACTCTGATAAAAATGGCTCCACAATAGGTGTAGAGTTTTCTGCTGTTGCATCAAGCCAAGCAACATTTTTAATGGGAGCTTGCTCTGTAGCAGCTACCGGTAAAGAAAAACGAATTGTCACATCAGCCGTCATAGATGATACTGAGATCATTCAAGCAGCGAGTGATGATGGAGGAGACAACATGGAAACGCGGATTGCACTTCTTGAATCTGATGTTGCCCGCATCAAAGGTGACATCTCTGAAATCAAAGCCGGCACTCAGAAGTTATCTTCAGATACAGCAGACGTAAAAAAAGACGTCGCAGTTATTTTGCACAAGATTGTTGATATTGATGAAAAATTATCAAAAAAACCAAGCAACAGCGAAATGACAACTGCAATAACCTCAGCTGTCAATCGACAGATAATGTGGACTATAGTTACAGCTTTGGCTGTGTTGGGGTTAGCTCGTTGGATATTTTAGCCTCCCTACCCGGCCCCGCGCCGGGTTTTCTTTTCCCTACTCCTTCCCATATGATATCAACCGCTTTATAGCTTCCATCTTACCGGTCTGCCTGCGCATCTCCAGCAGTCTTAGAGCCTCGAGCGCCTCCAGTCCTACTAGCTGCTGCTCTGCCAGCATCTCCATATCCTGCATCAGTAACTCGACTTCTTCCTTTGTGATCGGCGGTCTCATGTAGCCCTCTGCTATGTTATGTTGAGTATATTAACCTACTCTTCCAGCAGTTTAACCGCCAGTTCCATAACCTGAACCTGGTCTGAATCCCACTTATCCAGGCCCTTAGCAATCTCCGTTCTTATCACGTCAGCAATGGCGACCCGCTTGGTTTCGTGACCTTCGGCTACCATAGCGAACACGACATCACCCACTATCCGGCACATCTCCTGATAGCGCAACTGCGCCATTTCTTCGTAGTCCATAGTCAAGCCCTATTTGATGTTTTTTCGAGCATACCACACCGACATAAAAAATAAATTCCGTTTACCAACAACAACATAAAACCAAAACAACCATAAAAACAACTATTGTTGTTGACGATAAAACAACTATGGTTTTTAATAAGTCCATCGAAACGAAACATCGACAGCTGAGCGAAGTTAGCCAGCGGCGAAGTGGAGATTCGGTCAGTCGAACGGCGCGACAGTAAACCATGCGTCGGACGCCCGGCGGGCTCAGGGAGAGCGGCAATGGTGCGTAATCAAACGACCTTCATACCTCAGTCGCTTCATCGAGGCGGCTTAGTTATGACAACCGGCGGCCATCCACCGCCCATTAGCGCAGAAGTCTTTCTTGTTCCGCTGGCCGGCGATAAGGCAACGAGGGTGATATGAATCACGATGAATTTGATGATGGTCGTTGCGGTATGTCGCGCCGGTGCTGGCAAAACCTGACCCGCATCTGCATTGGCTTAATAGCCATATACCTGCTGGTTTCCTTGTTTGTGATGGTGGCCCTCCATGATTAGTCAGCACTACGGTACCCAGACCGTTAACCGCGGTGCCGTTCAGCCAGGCATGCTGGTTAAGCATCGCGATGGCACCTGGACGGCATCAACTCACAAGCGCGGCAAGTTGTACCTTCACCGCGGATGCGAGCGTACCTACACCAAAGCCCTGCTTATCGAAATCTACCTAGACGGACGCGGAAACGGCTTAAGCAACTAACCAACCAATTAAACCGATCTGCCTGGCTTCAAGCGGGCGGGATTCGTACATCCAAATTTCAGGAGTTCAGCCATGAATGCATACCTCACTTACGACCGCATCGAAGATCGGTGCTGGGTTGAGCAGCAGCTCACCGACGAGAAAGAGAAATGGATCGACGACCGGGCGCAGCAAATCATCGACATGATGCCAAAAGAGCCGTCCGGCCTCTTCCACTTCTCAGTCCCGATTGACTCCAGCCCATACGAAGGACTTCGCAGCGATGACGCTGGTAAGGCCTACAACGATTTCATTTCGGCAGTTGCTTACGCCCAGGCGGAATACGACTGGGAACACCGTACCGGCTGCCCGTTTTAATTTTTGAGGGGATTAACGATGGCAAACGAATTAACAATCACAGCGACGTCGCTTCAGGAGATAGGCGTCGACGTCTCCACCTGGAGCGCTCTGAAGAACAGCATCTACCCTGGCGCCAAAGACGAATCGGTAATGATGGCGCTTGATTACTGCCGCGCCCGCCAGCTGGATCCGTTGCTAAAACCTGTCCACCTCGTTCCGATGTACGTCAAAGACTCGAAAACAGGTAAAGGAGACTGGCGCGACGTGGTCATGCCGGGTATCGGGCTTTACCGAATTCAGGCAGACCGCTCCGGCGATTATGCCGGGGCTCGGGAGCCGGAGTTCGGTCCAGACGTAACTCAGACGCTTACTGGTGTCGAGGTGACCTTCCCTCAGTGGTGCAAATACACCGTTTTCAAGCGCATGCCCAGCGGCGAGATCGTCGAGTTTAGCGCCAAAGAATACTGGATTGAAAACTATGCCACCGGGGGCCGCGACACCACGGCGCCGAACGCGATGTGGAAAAAGCGCCCGTATGGACAGCTGGCGAAATGCGCAGAAGCCCAGGCGTTGCGTAAGGCATGGCCTGAGATTGGACAGCAGCCTACCGCCGAAGAAATGGAAGGCAAATCACTGGACGTTGATATCCGTGACGTCACGCCGCGCAACACCACTGAAGCACTTCCACCAGCAGCAAGCGAAGAAACGCTGCAGGCGATAACCGATCTCTTAACGACACTGGATAAAGACTGGGAGCAAGACTTCCTCCCAGTGTGCAGCGACATCTTCAAACGGCCAATTCTTGAGGCGTCAGACCTCACTGAAGAAGAGGCACAGAAAGGATTCAACTTCCTTCAGAAAAAAGCTAAGGCGGCAGCATGACTGGTAAAACCGTTGAAGTGACCTGCAAGTGCTGCCCGGACAAATTCCTGGCCCGAGTTGCTGACCGAAAAAGAGGTTGGGCACAGTTTTGCAGTAAGTCATGCGCTGCCTATTGGAAGCAATACGGTCGTCGCAGAGGGCATCAGTCACTTGAGATGCGGCAGTCGGCAATTGACAGAAATTCAATTGAGCGGCTACAGCGCGAAAAACATGTGAGCGATCCATCGCGAGGTTTCGTTTACGTGGGTGGATTCGGACCGTGGGATGACCATAAGGACTGCTGACATGACACCTGAAATTATCCTTGCCCGTACAGGTGTTGACGTAACTACTATCCAACAGGGCGATGAGGCGTGGCACCGGCTGCGCCTCGGCGTCATCACCGCCTCAGAAGTACACAACGTCATTGCCAAGCCAAGATCGGGAAAGAAATGGACAGACATGAAGATGTCCTACTTCCACACGCTGCTCGCCGAGGTATGCACCGGCGTAGCGCCAGAGGTTAACGCCAAGGCACTGGCCTGGGGTAAGCAGTACGAGGAAGATGCTCGTATCCTCTTCGAGTTCACCACCGACGTGAAAGTCACGGAGTCGCCGATCCTGTTCCGTGACGAGAGCATGCGCACCGCGTGCTCACCTGACGGCCTGTGCAGTGATGATCGCGGCCTTGAACTCAAATGCCCCTTCACCTCTCGCGACTTCATGAAATTCCGGCTTGGCGGCTTCGAGGCTATCAAATCCGCCTACATGGCCCAGGTGCAATTCAGCATGTGGGTAACTGGCAAGGATGCATGGTATTTCGCAAATTATGACCCTCGTATGAAGCGAGAGGGCATCCACCATGTGGTTGTTGAGCGCGACGACAAATACATGACCGATTTCAACGAAATGGTGCCGGAGTTCATCGAGAAGATGGACGAGGCTCTGGCCGAAATCGGCTTCACCTTCGGGGAACAATGGAAATGAAATCCACCAATATCTCCCCGGAGGAGCTTCGCAGCGTCTCCGGGAAAATGGTTGCGTGCCGCGCAGCTGAGAAGCTTGGAATAACCGTTGCTCGCTTCTACTACCTTGCGCAAAGGCACCGGGTTAGCACCGCCTATGTCCGGCCGCTGTGGAGTGATGGCGAAACGCAGAGGCTGATTGCAATGCGCAAAAGCGGCATGACCGTTAAGCGCATAGCCGCAGAGCTGAATCGCACCGAGTGGGCCATCAAAAAGAAATTGGGCTATTTGCGAAAGGATGGGCTGATATGAGTGCTTACTACAACGAAATCGACCCATTTGCAGCACAGTGGCTGCGCAACCTGATCGCCGCCGGGCATATCGCCCCGGGCGAAGTTGACGAACGGAGTATTGAAGATGTCACACCTGACGACCTCAGAGGATTTACCCAGTGCCACTTTTTCGCCGGGATCGGAGTATGGTCTCATTCCCTCCGCCTCGCCGGATGGCCTGACGATCGTCCGGTCTGGACTGGTTCCTGCCCTTGCCAGCCTTTCAGCGCGGCAGGCAAAGGAGATGGGTTTGCTGACGAGCGGCACCTATGGCCCCACTTCTTCCATCTCATCAGTGAGTGCAGACCTCAGCATGTCTTTGGTGAACAGGTTGCAAGCGGTAACGCAAATTCTTGGTTCGACCTTGTACAGGCAGACCTGGAAGGAGTGGGATACGCCTTTGGGCTTGTGCCGTTTACGTCAGCGGGCATCGGTGCGCCGCACATCAGAGAGCGAGCTTACTGGGTGGCCCACGCCGGTAGCCAATACGAATCCACAGCCGGAGACGAAGCGCGGATTGCAACATGTCTCCGGAGCGGCACGATTAACGGGCTGGCAGACACCAGTTGCGAACGACTCGACCGGATCAACCCATTGTTACAGTGGGAAGAATCCAGACGGAACGCCGAAGATATGCCTGAAACTTCCCGGCTCCGTGTTGCTGGCGGGATGGGTAACGCCAACCTCGCGGGACTGGAAAGATACATCAGGGATGACAGCCCAGCGGGATGGCAAAGAGAGACTGGATCAACTCCCTCGACAGGCTTACACAGCAGGCCCCTTGAGGTTAACGGTTTTTGGAGAGATGCGGACTGGCTCTTTTGTCGAGATGGCAAATGGCGTCCAGTTGAATCCGGCACATTCCCGCTGGTTGCAAGGTTTGCCAAAAGCCTGGGACACGGAAAGTCCTCTTTACGAGCAATGGCTGGCCGCAACCGCACAGGCCGACTTAAGGGTTACGGCAACGCCATAAACGCACAGGCAGCAGCCGAGTTTATTCGTGCTTACATTGGAGTTACGGAGGCAGCATGAACGCAGATATTTCAGACCAGGCCAGCGAGCTTGAAGAGCTTCTCCGCAATAACGCTATACAGGCTCACCGCATTAACCACAACGCAGTATCAGCAACACACTGTTGTGATTGCGGGGATGACATTCCAGAGCTGCGCCGGGTGAAAGTGCCTGGCTGCCAAAGATGCGCCAGTTGCCAGGGTGATTTTGAGTTGTTGAAGAAGCAAGGGAGGATGTGATGCCCTGGTTAAAAGATGCAATTCTCAACAGAAAGGAATTTAAGTCGCTTTCATGGTGGGAGAACTTTATGGGCGGTCACATCAGCATTGGGCCGCTGACCGTTTATGGTGAAAATGCCATGCATTGGGCGGTTAACCTTCGAACAAAGAGATGGGGCTATGTCTGTTTTAGGTTGCCTTTCCGTTGTTTCGGGAAATGGTGGCCTTTGTATTTCTATTGTTCACCAAATGGAACCCCTCGGTCGGCAACATTTAAACTCGGAGGATGTGATGGATAACAGGAGAGCCAGAAGATTACTTGGCGTCCATATCAAAGACACTTACCGCATAAGCAATCGCCGCTGGTTGGTATGGGGGAGTAACTGGCCTTTTGTATGGGAACATGCAAAACCATCCCGTCGCCAGAAGCGGAAAGCAAAAGAGGTTGCCGCTTACCGAGCGGAGCGGAAACAGCAACAACCAACCATCGAATGAACATAACCCGCCGAGTGCGGGTTTTTTATTGGGGGAAAGAAATGTCAGACCAAGGCAAATATTATGACTATTACATGGTTGAAGGTAACGATGTGAGAAAACTCATTGATGGATATAACGCTATCAATGAAGAAAGAACATCCATTCTGGCCAATGCGGCGAAAACTGTTGGGGCAGTTGCATGGACACTGTCAAACAACTGGGGTGGAGGCGGCGGACTAATTCAGGGATTTGCATGGGATAAAGACTTCCAGTTCCCCTGCCTCATTACCATCAAGGGTGAAGACTACTTTGATGGTAAGCGCGTTGTTATCGCCAGGGGGAAAGGAAACACAAAAGAAGGTAGAGCATACAATAAGGAGATTGACGCTGTTCGAGATGAGGCTAATCGAAAACTAAAGTTATTGCCCCAGTGGAAAGACTACATAATCAACCACTACGAAATTATGCGAACCGGTATTGGCGGACCTTCTGGTCGCGGGTTCGGGTTTGCAATGCTTTCAACTTATGGTGGTAAACACCCCTGCAGGGATGACGCGCTTCTTTTCGGAATTCCAAATAACAATGACGAAAAACACGGGAAAATCACAATCCCAGGCAACTTCAAGAAACTAACCTACGGCCAATTTTACGACATCGTAAACGCCGAAACAGCATAGGCCGCCCGCTAAGGCGGTTTTTTATTGTCGGAGTAACCATGGAATCACACAGCCTCACGCTCGATGAGGCCTGCGCATTTCTGCAAATATCCAGACCTACCGCCACTAACTGGATACGTACAGGCCGCCTGCAGGCCACACGAAAAGACCCCACCAAATCCAAATCCCCATACCTCACTACTCGCCAGGCATGCATTGCGGCCCTTAACTCACCGCTGCATACTGTCGGCGTGAGCGCGGGTGATGCACACAAAGAGGATCGCAAATGTCCATCTTCCGCAGAGGTGAAATATGGTACGCCTCGTACTCGCTCCCGGGCGGGAAGCGAATTAAGGAATCTCTTGGGACAGCGGACAAGCGGCAAGCACAGGAGTTGCACGACAAAAGAAAGGCTGAGCTCTGGCGAGTAGACAGGCTTGGTGATTTTCCTGATGTGACTTTTGAAGAAGCTTGCTTGCGCTGGCTGGAAGAGAAAGCAGACAAGAAATCGCTCGATACCGATAAGGGCCGGATGGGATTCTGGCTTGAGCATTTCGAAGGAGTAAGGATAAAGGATATCACTGAGGCGAAGATTTACGCCGCGGTGAGCAGGATGCAAAACAGGAAGGCAAAGGAGATATGGCAGCAGAAAGTTGAATCTGCAAAGAGAAAGGGTAAGGAAGCGCCAGTATTTGAGCCCAGGACGGTCACGACATCGACAAAGGCAAAGCACCTCGCACTGATGAAAGCTATCTTGCGCGCCGCAGAGCGTGACTGGAAATGGCTGGAGAAAGCGCCGGTAATCAAGATACCGTCAGTGAGAAACAAGCGCGTTCGGTGGCTTGAGCATGAAGAGGCAAAAAGGCTGATCGATGAATGTCCGGAGCCGCTAAAGTCGGTTGTTAAGTTTGCGCTGGCAACCGGCCTGAGGCGTTCGAACATCATCAATCTTGAATGGCAGCAAATCGACATGCAGCGCCGGGTTGCGTGGGTTAACCCTGAAGACAGCAAATCAAACCGCGCTATTGGCGTAGCGCTGAATGAGACTGCATGCAAGACGATTCGTGCTCAGATAGGCAATCATAATAAATGGGTGTTCGTTCACACGAAAGCGTGGCATCGACCTGATCGCTCATTAACGCCAGCGGTAAGGAAAATGCGCGTTGACGACAATAGGGCGTGGAACTCAGCATGCAAACGGGCGGGCATTGAAGACTTCCGTTTTCATGACCTCCGCCACACCTGGGCGAGCTGGTTAATTCAGTCTGGAGTTCCTCTTTCTGTACTTCAGGAAATGGGAGGTTGGGAAAGTATCGAAATGGTCCGCCGATATGCTCACCTGGCACCTAATCATTTAACGGAACATGCGCGGCAAATTGACTCAATTTTTGATGAAGATGTCCCAAATATGTCCCACAAGGAAAAATCAGCAGTCGGAGAAAGTTGATAAGTAGTTGATTCTTAATGGTACGCCCTACAGGGTTCGAACCTGTGACCTACGGCTTAGAAGTTCCTAGAACTATACGATAAGTCATACACTTACCGCGTCATTCCTGCGCTCACACGTCCCATGATGCGAAAAGTTAGAAAGAGATGAAAACGGTTAAGAAACTATGGTTGTCCCAAAACCGTCCCACCCATCCTTCACACAGGACTGCTATCCTGCATCACGTCGTGTATCGTATGCGTGACGACGCCGATCACTTCCACTTCATCCAGCGCTTCCCCTTCGATAGCTTCTCCCTCCATCGTGATAAATGCCCTGCCTAAGATTTTTGCAAACTCCATAAACCCAGCATGCCTTATCAGGACAGTGCTCCCCTGCTTAGCTTTCAGAGACAAATCAAGAACAGCAAAGCCACTATCTGTGCTGATAACTTGAGAGTTTGCTCCGATATTGCACAGAGAGTTCACTGTCAGGGTGCTTTCTACATAATCTGTGGCCGGAGATGGGAAGCCCATTACATGACCCTCCCCATGTTTCTCAAAATCCACAAACGGTTTTCGCTGTGGTCCGGAGTCTTGTCAGCAAAGCAGTTCTGATAGCGCTCTATCCAGCGATTTGCCTCGGACTCTGAGAAGTGGATGCCGCGCCGCTGCAGCGAAGATACGAAATCCCTGGTGTGCAGGTACTGGTAGCCCTTCGAATTCCGAAGAATCGATTCACGAAACGCGTTGTTGATGTCTGATTGTCGAAGCATGATCTTTCCCCCTCACAAATACTGTTTATGCATACAGTAGTTTTAATGAGGGAGAAGATCAAGAGAGGTTGGATCTATCAATTAGCGCGATAGCGTTAATGATTAAATCGTTTGGCCGTATAGCGCCATATATTGCTTTGAGCGCTGATAGGTCCTTTGTAGCGCAGCCAAATCAAGCGCCCTGTCAAAAATAAGCACCTCTGCAACGTCTATTGCAGAGCCAGGCAATGAACCAGGAATCGCCGGATTTCTAAAAGCAATTAGACGATACATGCTGCTCAACCCGCCTTCTGTTATCTCCCTGGTTCCAAGGTTGGCGCCAGATGCCAACGTCGCAGGGATAAGCGCAGAACTCATAGCGGGTACAAAAAGGTTGGCGGCATTTCCATTGCCGTCGATAGAGAATGCAGCCCAACGGAAATTCAGCCTGTTTGCGTAAGTGTCAGTCGGGCCATCTGCGATAGCAAGTAGATTTGCTGTTGTGGTGTTGCCACCAACGTTACCGCTTAGTCGGCTTAAGTTTGATGAGGATGAGCTGTTGCTTTTCAAACCTACACCGATGCCGGTAGTAGAAGATGATTGAGCCAGATTACCTACAGGGTAGGCATATGCATCTGTCGCACTATGATTTCGCCAAATTGCCACAAGTGTTCGCTGATATCCATCAGGGACTGTACTTTTATATCCATTGTCTTTATCACCGCTTATAAAATAACTATCAACAGTGGGCGCTCCTATCGCCGTCAAACTATTTCCATTCCCACTTAGATCAGCCATACCATTACCAAAACGCCAACCTGCAATTAACCCAGGCTCTGACGTAAAAGGTGTATAAATAGGTTTCAATTGCGGGTTTTCAATAACAACGTCTTTATTGCGAATGATTGTAGTCACTGTAGTTTCCTTAAAATATTACACACCAGTTGTGGAGTTTACGCAACGTGCCTGCGCTGTCGGTATAGCTCTCGCCGGGCAAATCACCCTCGCTGTCTCTCAGGTTTCCTCGCGGTCCGGTAGTCCTGCCGGTAGTTAATGGATCGCCAGATTTACCCCATCCATAGGTAACCTGCTCATTATCAAGAGGGGGCCTCGTGCAGATAATTCGCACCCGGTCAGGACCCGCCAGTTCAACAGAGGAAATAATATCTACGACATCAAAGTTAGAACTATTCATGTCGCGAATATAAAACCCGTAGTTTTCTGCCAGTGCTACCCATGCGGTATCGATAACGAGCGGGGGGTGAGGAACATTAAATTGCAGGTTGATAATTCGTCCCTGCCGTGTCTCACCAATTTTGTCCAGCCAGTGAATGCCTGGTTTATTACCCGCCTGATTGTCCCGTAGCAGTTTATGCACAGCACGTCCGTAATATTTCGCAAACATCAAATAGGTCTGGTTGGTACCGTGAACATTATCCACGTAGTCACCTATATAGGCTGGATGACTAAGGCGAGACAACCCGGTTAATGCCACATCGCGCTGAGCCAAGGCAATCGACGGTGTGGTTTTGCTGTACTGTCGATGACTAGCTAGTTGGTAACTGATGAAAAATGGAGTGTAGTCCTGACCGGTAATAGCCACAGTATCCGCGAGCATGTCAGAAATATATTTACTGAGCAACGCGTAATACGATTCACGGGAAACGCCGGCGCCGATATCCGATTCACCCTGAGTCCAGAGAATAGCTAACTCAGCAAATGTTCTGCCAGCTGCATTGGCCAGTCGCATGCTGTTTGTGACGTGGTCTAATGCGCGCTGGTAAGATGCACTCCCTTTTGACAAGTTAGCTATCTGAGTACCTCCACGACCCGGGCAGGAGGAGAAAATAACGGCACCCTGCTGCTGCCAGTCGAAACCTGTTTCAGATTGAATTCGCTCGATGAGCTTGTTAGCGGCGCCCGAGCACGGTGATTCTCCCGCAGGGTATGTTCCTTCGGAAGGAAGATACGCCTTCTCGACCAACGGGACCGCAGTGTCTGTTGAAGGAGAATAAGTGTTGTTATTCGAACTAAACCCCAGGTTTCCGTAAGGCTGGGTTGTCGATAAAGGTGGATTTGCAGCTGCGGCTGCCGGAGGCATTTCGCCAATAGACAGAGACTGCCCTTGCGACCTCACGCCGTTCCAGTCACGAAGATAAATTGGGACAATTGGTGTGTCTGGAGCACTGCCAGAGCCACCAATTACCGGGATATCCTGATCGCTCTCATATCCTGGCGTACAGGCCATTGGAATATAGTTAGCGTCACAAAATACAATTCCGGGAGGCCCAGGGATTTCTACTATCTCGGTATTTCCAACCCCTATTCCACCCATTGGGGTGCCATAAACATAAGGAACACCATTTTTGTCTGTAATACCCCAATGTGCGTTTTGGCTATCCGGAGCAGATTCAATCTGAGCATTTGCCAATCCAACAGCTCCTAACTTATTAACTGTTACTGGGGCTTTTCCTTCTGCATCAGCGAGCGCATGAACCAGTAAAACCCCCTCATCATCATAGATGTTCTGTTCCGTGGTTAACCCGGCATGCATTGCTGATTTAGCAGCTTCGGCAACGGAGGCATCAGAAGGCATTTGCCTTCCCGTGGGAGTGAGCTCCCCAGCATTATTGATGTATTCATCTGCCAGAGCGCTACCATCCTGGCTTCGCACATAGGTTGCGCTTCCTTCTGGAATATTCGCTATATCTGCCTGAGCATCATCTAACGTCATGTACTGGCGACTAAGTGGGATGAGGTTCTGTCTAGTTTCTTCGACAACTTTATCCCCTTCCGCCTTAATACCGTCGATGGTGTAGTGCTCTCCCCCAAGACGATCCGTGTAGGTCAAATCAGTGCTGGTTACTACTTTATCCAGCATTCCGCCCGCATAAACGTGGTCACGAATATCATCACTCGGTACCGTCTTTTGCGTTGGCGTTGGTAATTCTGCCATGTGCATGTCGCCCTGTGTAAAGGCGCACGAACACCTCAGAAATTCATCTGGTGTTGTGCGCGATAGTTGGTAATTAATGCTGTGTGTTACGGATAAATCGAGTCTGAATACTCAGTGAGTGAGAGGGTTTGAGTGTCATCACTGTTGGGCTTAGCACTGTCCACGCGCCAGATCGTGGAGTTCAGTTCTGAGTCAGTAGCGATGAAATACCGGCTGGGGTTTTGCACCGTGCTGCGGTCATAAATGTTCAGATCGAAGGTATCGGCTGCAGCCTGGAATGCCTTGGCTTTGCCGCTTACCGGGTAAGCCCTCCAGCGACCGCGATAATTCCCCAGACTGTCAGTCATAACCACCCACATATCGCCGAGAGAAAAATCGATGCGCTCTGACGTCGAGAACACATCGCCAATACGACCGGTGATATAGCCGGTCTGCTGTGAGTTGTCGTACATATCAGGACACTGAACAACCGTACCGCGCACGACCTGAGTTTCTTCCAGCACTTTCACCGTCATGGTGAGGCGCGAGTAAAGGATTTTCCTTGCTTCCAGCCATGCCCGGTCCGTCGCCTGAGCGGCGTTGCGGCAACCATCCAGACTGATCTGCATGGCGTTAACCGTGGCATCTTCAACTTCGGTGATGCCGCTGCTGTCGATCTGCAGGTAAATGTACGCCTTTTTGTTCGTCAGAGGGTCAACGTAGTCCAGCGCCACGCCGTCATAACCACCGGGGAGAGACATTTGCCAGGCAACCTTGTACTCGTCCCAGAACATGTTAGAGCGAGCAAAAACAGCATCAGGGTTCGTCACTTTCTCATCACGCCAGAACGTCAGAACATCGCCGATGTTGTTACCGTCAACGCGGGCCACATTGGCGATCGTCGCTATGCGCTCACCCAGCGGCTGTTTCTCATCAGAAAAGGTGTAATCGAAATACCCAAGTTGAGCATCTGGCAGCGAATCGGCAATGGCATACAGAGCCGCGACGTCAATACTTGCCTCGTCCTGCTTACTTACTACAACCCACTCATGCAGGATAGCGTCGGCAAACGAACGACTCGGCCGCAGCATGTAATCGACCGCGCCGGTCGCCCGGTCGTAGCTGATGGTATGCCGCTGCGCCAGCATGTTGTACTTCTGCTCGCGGTTTGAGTTGCTGTCGTTCGGCCCCTTAATCGTGATACGGGCGATCGTGTCTTCCGGATAAACGACGTTTTCCCGTAAGTTCACTGCGTGGATCGCCATCAGCGTCACTACGTTCGCATCGTTGCTGTTGTCCAGGCGCTCGATGGTCACCGCATAGCGCCCGGACCCGGCCGCCGGTGTGAATTTATGCGTCGTGCGGAAGTAACGTGTGGTGACTTGAAAATCGTTGTCGAAGAAATAATCGTACTGTTCTGACGTCCCAGGCACCTGGTTGTTATCGTCATCAACCATCCAGAAGCTAATCCGGTATTGCGTTGTGCCGGCGGTCGCGCCGAGCTGAACAAGCACATGCACCCACACCTGAGTGGAGACGATAGGCGACACAGATGGTCCGATAACAAGCGGCGTCTGGTCATTAAGCGTGAAAAGCGTCGGGTTGATAACCGCGTCGCCCGGCAGCGACGTAATTTCTCCCGACAGTTCGCCGATATAAAACGTTGTGTACGACAGCGTGTCGTCACCGATGAAGCTCTCTGATGAGATGATATTCCCGGCGCCGGTGACGTTCCGAGTAACGCTTGTGCCGCCGTCGTTCCATGTGGCATTGATAACGAACGTAACCGGGTGCGGTACTGCCAGTGCTGCAAAGTAGGCAAAGTTATCGTCGTTCGACAGAACAACAGCCTTGAGCTGATTACTTTCGATCGCCACCGATGTCGGCGCCGTCGTGGTCGCTGTCTGGGCCGGGAAGTCCTGACTTTCGTTCAGGCCGGGGACTGTCTCGTTATCGACGTCATCGAACTGATAGCCGACTTCAATCGTGCCGATCACGTCACCCGGGTTATAAATCGCAGAACTGGCGCCCGCCAGGCTGCCGAGGTTCGATTCCGAGTAGCGGATCGAGGAAATGGTGTACCGGCCGTAACCAACTTCAAACCACTCAGTAAGTTGTTTGTTATTGTCGACGAACTCGAATAGCGCTTCTTGAATCAAATCTGGAAACACCCGGCACTGGCCGTAAATGTTCGGGCGCCCCTTGTAGAGTCGCGCGCGGTTCGTCTGGCCAGTTAAGTCATTATTCGGCGATTCTCCCGTCGCAACCGATACAGAGGCACTCGGCTTGTTTGACAGTCCGAACACCTTCAGCGCACCGGACAGGATTTTCGAGACCGGACGTAATATCGTCGTTACCAGTTTTCCGACCCCACCCTCCGGCTGATCGAACACAGCCACGACGTCACCGGTACATAGTGGCCGACTGATATCGTAGTCGTCCGGCAGCGCGCGACCATTCAGTTTAACGACCAGATCGCGGTGTAACTGTAGAGAATCCAGCAGGCTAATCAGTGTGGTGCCGGAATCTACCGTCCCCCGCTGCAGCGGCGCGCCAGGCAGCCTCTGTAACTCATATCGAACCATGCACCATGTACTCCACTTTGCTGTAAACCTTCAGTAATGCCAGCGGGCTGTCGCAGCGTACGAAACCAAATTCGCCGCGGGCGTGCAGGCACTTAACCGGACTGGTCATCACACCGATATGCGCCGGCACGTCGCCGCGGTAAAAAACGGCGATGCATCCGGTGGCCGCCACCGGCACAATCCGCCAGTGGGCGTGCTCCTGTTCGTAGCAGGTGATGAAATCCGCGCCCGATTCGTAGCCGGCGATGTGATGTAACTCCAGGCCCAGCACATGGCGGTAATAGAGAACCACCAAGCCCCAGCAGTCCATCTGCTCAAAAATGCAGGCGCGGTTAGCCCAGGGCTTGCCGTTAACAAGCCCGATAAATTCACTCTGTGTCATACGGTGATCAGCCCGGGATAGTCTTTCGTGGTGTAAATGATGGAGTTGGCCAGCGTTAGCGGGTTGGTTTTTCCGGCGGTTACGGTGACGTTGCTAGCGTCGGCGGAAATGTCGTTCACATACAGCGTCCAGTCTTTCAGCGATGATGCGTCACCGATCGCATTCCACTGCTGATACAGGCATTTTATCGGCGTCATGCGCGCAGCCCCACGCCAGCTTTTAAGCGTCTGTCTGACGTGCTCCGTCGCGGCGACAAACGTTATGGTCATTGATATAACTGCCGTTCCGTCCTGCGCTGGCTCGGTCACACTGAATCGCGCTGGCTCGAAGGAGTTTCCACCGAACGTCGCCGGGCGGAACAGGTTATTGACCACTCGGTAATAACCAAACGCAGGATGGTAAAACTCCACAGTCTGCTTGATATCACTGGCCGGCCGCCGCTCCTTCCATTCTCTCAATGTCGGCATCAGTCGGCCCTCGGCATAACTTCTGTCACCAGATAATCCAGCCAGTAGCCATAACCAGGCTGCGCCTCAACAATCCAGTCGTCGTAGTCCTCGGTCAAATCCTCGATACCGTTGCTGATAACCGTCGCCGTCCAGGTTACAACGCTGCCGTTTTTGCTGGTCTGCACCGGCATACTGACGAAGTGAAGCGTCTGTTGCTGCACGCCTTGTGTATCCCCAAGGTCGATCGGCATCTGGAACCAGTTGCGCCCACGGTCGCAATAGGTCGGTGACCGCAGCCATGACTTAAACCGCTCGGCCTGCGCCAGCGTGAATATCCACTGCAGCGTCCAGGTCGCTTTCAGGTCGGTTGTGATTGGGGTAAATATCGCAGGACCCACTGCCGTCTGCGTCGTCTGCCAGGCTGTATCCTGCGTCATGTTCTGATCGGCGCGCTGGGGAAGCGGCAGGAACGGAGGGTATTGAACTGTTGCCACGTTTCCTCCGGCATTAAAAAAGCCGCGGCTGCGGCACTGTTCGAATATCAGGATATAAAGTGTCCATGAGCCAGGGTAGGCTGATAAAACCACTACAACAAAGGAGGTTTTATGTCTGGTTTAATTAACCCTAAAGACTCCCCTGAAGAGTCAGCCTACGCACTAATCATCGAGTTAGTTAGGGCTCAACGTGTTCCGGTTTACTCATCAAATATTTCTGGACTGCTGTCGCTCTATGATGAAGCTGTCGAGCATTTTAAAGACGACGAGAAGAAGAGCTAATCATCGGCAAATAATGCAATAAAGCTTTCACGAACGGATTTGGCGATCGCCTTCGCTTTGTCCGTTCTCTCTTCTTCTTTCCACGCCACAATCCCCTGTAGTTCATCAGAAAGCCTTTCAGCTGCCTGTGCCTGTACTCGCTCCGGTAATTCACAAAATTTCATATTCCCTCCCATTAAAGAACCCGCCGAAGCGGGTTGATTTAGTATGCGCCGTTGGCTTTTACAGAAAGCCCGAACCGGTCTTTGATACCAGATGTCATCGGTCCACCACGGTCAAGATCTTTTAAGAACGCATCAACCGTTACCACATTACCTTCCTGCATAGCCTGCGCCTCAAATGAATGCTGCCCGCCGGAGGTCTGGTCGTAAAACTGAACATTAACCTGAATCTGCTTGCCGCCACCGGAGTCACTCTGCGATGCGCTGTTCTTCGAGCTTGATACATATTCACTGCCAGTTGAGGCCTTCTTGATGCTGGGCGATCCGCCAGTAACGTCTTTATTACTGAATACCCGGCCATCATCACCAGGGATCATGAATAGACCCTTGCTGGTCTGCATGAATTCCGGAAGGTTTCCTTCGCCTACAGGGTAAATATTGCCGGATGATACCGGGCCTCCATTCTTACGGCCGCCACTATAGTTTATTCCGCTTATGGCGCTAACTATCTGCGTGCCAGCAGACAATGCTTGCGCTATAGCAGGAATATTGGCGGGCCACGGGATAGCCATGGCATTACTGATAGCGGTCTGAAGATTCAAGGACGCCTGTGCAATCGCAAACCCTTTACTAATAGCGAAAAGCGCTTGATATGCCGCACTCGACTTCCCTGCTGCTTGACCTATCGCATCCGCCAGGGAGCCAGCAAAATTCGACGATTCTCCTAAAAGCGAACTCACATTCTGCTGATAGGTCTGTTGCTCCTGCAGAAGGATGGCCTGACGTTGGTATGAGGCCTGCTGCATGATTGCAGTTTTAGCGTCCTCGTACAGTTGGGTGTTTTGCTTATCAATTTCCTGGTACTTAGCTAGGGCCTCAAGTTTTTGTTGCTCCTGCAAATTAATCTGTGCCAGTGGATCAACTGCCTGTCCAGTTGAAGGGTCAACAGTAGTTTGCGCGGAAGCTATCTCCTGCTTGGCGTACTTCTGTCCCTGCTCAGCCTCTTTGCGCTTCTGAATGGATAGCGCGGCACGTTCATTTGCTTCACCAAGCGCTCTTGCCTCATTCAGTTGCTTCTGCGTTGCTCCGCTTCCAAGTGATTGCTCGGCACGCAAGCCAGCTTCCTGGATGCGGCGCTTTTCGGCAGACTCCGTGGATAGATCCTGTGCTGCTCGTAGCTTATCGAGCTTCTGCGCTACCGATTCTGCAGCAGTGGCAGAACGCTTATCCTGCTGCTCACTCTTCCTTTGCGCCTCCTTGCGCGCCTCTTCAGATTTTTGCAGATCAAAGTTTTCCCCCGCCAGATCGCCAGCTTTTGATATCTGGTTTGGGTTGTCAGTAACCTTCGCCGCCTGCATCCTGGCTTTTGTCACTGCTCTTTGGCGATCGTCTTGAATTTTCAGTAACTCGTTCTGCTCTTCGAGGTTAAGAATTACTTTGTCGCCATCAGCGGTAGGAGGAGATACCTGCAGCGCTTTGGGGTTGAAGTTTTGCCCAGCCTGATTTGCTCGGTTTATTTCATCAGCCGTGTTGCCGAAAGCCTTCGCAACCGCGCTCTGCACCTGCTCAAGTGACCAACCCTTTTGGATCAGCCCATCATGCACACCCATTGAAGTGAGCATGTTGTTTGTTAATGTTCTGTTGGCTTCAGCCGCAGTTTCCTGAGTTTGCGCCAACTTATCTTGAGCGTTGGCAAGATCCCTTGATTTCTTGGCTAACTGGTCAGAAACCTCAGCCTGCTGACGGGCAAAATCAGCTCCTTGCCCCAAGGATTCTGCTACAGCTTGAGCCTCAGGGGTAAAATTGCGATATCGTGAACTTAAAGAGTCAACCTCCGCCTGAAGGTCAGCAATTTCATCCTTCTGCGCTCTAATAGACTCGTTAGCATCGGCGATGGTGCCCCTGAGCTGGGTATTATTCATCGCCTTCATTGAGGCGTTTACTTTGTCCAGACTATCGGCAAAGCGGAGCGCCTCCTCTCTGGCTTGTTGAGCTTTCTGCCAGAAGTAGAAAATGGCTGATGCTGCCAGCATGGCAGCGCCACCAGGGCCGCCAATCAAAGAAAGTGCTCCACGAGCAAGGCCTATGCCTACCGAGGCAGCACTTGCTGCAGTTGCTGCTCGTGCAGATGCCGCGGCTTGTGCAGTTTCTGCCTGCGCCAAAGACAATGATGCTGCACTTGCTCTTGATTTAGCTGCAATTAATGCATCCAGCGCAAGCATTTCAGCTGCGCTACCCTTGGCTACATTATATTCTGCCTGCGCTAAGGCAAGGGAAGACAAAGCCGCCTCTTTGTCTGCAACCGCCTTTCTCTTCACTGACGTAGCAGCTATTAGCGCAGACTGAGCGGCCTGGGCATTGGCAGTGGCCTGACGCTGGGCCGCCAAGGCAGACTGGATCTGAGAGGCGGCAGACATTGTCAATGCGCCGACATAGCGGCTTCCCATTATCCCTGCAGCAACAGTCAATGCAGCACTAAGAACGCCAATGTTTTCACTGGCACTAACTACTGCATCATTAAAGATCGCAGCGCCAGTTTTAACAGTTGAGTTTTCACCAAAGAATTTGGTGATGTTATTTCCCGCGACCTGAAGCGCCTGGCTGATCGTGGTAGTCGTATTGGCAAATTCTTTCCCGATCACCGCACCTTGAGAAAGGAGACCATTAACGACTACGTCCGTCGTCAGTTTCCCCTGTGCGGCCATATTCCTCATTTGACCGATGCTAACGCCCATGGAGTCCGCGAGCGCAACAATCAGTCGGTTCCCCTGCTCGTTTACAGAGTTGAATTCCTCGCCGCGCAAGGCTCCAGAAGCAAGACCCTGCGACAGTTGAATGATGGCGTTCTCAGCCTCTTGCGCCGTGGCACCTGATACAACAAACCCTTGATTGATAATCGTGGTCAGCTTAGATAAATCGCCCGCACTGGTGCCATATTGCCGAGTCGCCCTTTCCAACCGCGCATATAGTGACGCGGTAGCATCCAAACTGCCTCGCGTTTGCTGTGTGATGTTGAATACGCGCTCGGTTACATCCGCGAGTTGCTCATTAGGCCGCAGAGAGTTAGCTAGTTTGTTATTTACTGTCGCCCAGGCATCCGCGTATTCAGAGACCTGCTTAACAGACAGAGCGGCAGCTAACCCGACCGCCACGCCTGATAGACTGGACATTGATCGCTCAGTATTATTCACCGCGCGCGTAGTGCCGTCAAAACCACGCTCCATCATGTCAAGGCGCTGATTTACACGCTGCTGTGCAACAAGAAGCCCCTGCACATCCATCTCAATGTCGTAATAAATGCCGCCAGCGTTCTCTGCCATTTAACATTCTCCGGGCAATAAAAAACCCCGCCTGAGCGAGGTTTGTGTGACCTATAAATACTTTGTAGGTGGTTAATCATAGCTAAAAAATGAAAGCATAGACGTTTTGCTACCTCTCCTACACGCAAGTTTCATAACAGAATCCTCACCATACGTAGCAGTAGTGAACTCATCCTTTTTGTTCACCTCTATGATCGTTATTTTTCCATCCTCAGGGCTTTTATTTGCTACTTTTTTGCATATATCAAATTTAGGCATATCCATAGGAACTTCTGATGTTTTTGTATGCTTTGGAGGCGCTCCAGAATCAATCATCTTCCTAATTTCAGAAATAAGATAAGTTTTCCTGCCAACGAATGGATTGTCTTTACTATCAAACTCAAGGACATGCTCGCCATTCTGGTAAATAGTCAATTCAATTAAAATTGATTTTGCCTTTTTTATTTTTCTTAAATCTTCTGTGTTAATTGAACCAACCACCATATCAGAGCTTCCATCTTTAGGATGAGAGCCAATAAGCCGAAATGCCTTTTCATCATCCACCCTTACTAATAATCCGCATCCATCTTGCTCGCAAATTATTTGCCCCTTCTCTACTGCAACAACAAATTCATTATTTTCGCCTCTAAGACTTCGTAATGAAAACGTTGCATTTTGTTTTCCCTCATAAGGAGGCTGAAGAGATAAAGTATTGCTACTTACGACGGTAGCGACCTCATCGCTACCTCTCCCCATTTTGTCTTGAGTAACTTCGTGCTTCCATTCCGCATGGGCCACGCCTGAAAGTCCAATTAACGCTGCTAAAATCACCTTTTTCATATACCTATCCCCATTGGTATTGTTCGGACTAATCCTAGCGGGTAAGCGGTGCAATGGAAAGCAAGAAACCCGCAGTTAAGCGGGTTTGCGATCGTCTGTGGCGTTAAAGAGAAAGCAGGTACTTAACTCGCCCGTCCCCCATAACTCTGATTTTCTGCTTACCCTTACCAAGCATGATCCGCATGGTTTCCACCTCGATGCGTGGACCTACCATGTCAAATCCCATGCGCTCCAATATCTCAATCAGATAAAGTGCCGGCGATTTAGTGTCCTTCCCATACATCATCGGCGGCGTAAGGGTTAAATCGTTCCATGCCTGGTGCCCTGGATAACGCTCAAGGTTATCTATGCGCATTGGGAAATTGTTGCTGTACCACCATTCCATAGTGATGTCCGGGAGATTCAATTTCGGAGCCGGTAACTCTTCCTGTTTGCCGAGGAACTCACCTTCCAGCGCAACACGATGAACGTATTCGATAGCATCAGGAATCTGAGTCACCTCTAAATCCTCAATGCTCTCTACGTTAAAGCGCTGATGGATCATTGCATAGGCTTCCGGGTACATGAGGTGCTTTTTACTTACCAGCATGTTAACAGCATCCCGGAGCGGCGTTCTTTCATCGACCGTTGTCTTTTTGCGCGGATTCTTGACCTCTCCCTTAGTCCAGTATTCGTAAAGAACATCGTCACATTCTTCCTGGTACTGAATTACCTTTTCGCGGATTTCCGGGCGAACCTTGTTGGCGCTGATAGTCTGTAGCCAACCCGCAAGCTTGCGGAGTGCCAAGCAAATAATATCTCGGCGCTGATTGTCTCCTGGAAGCTGCATTGTGATTTTCACAATGGAGGTCTTAAAGCGTTGTTTTAACTTAGTGAACTGCGAAGCCCAATCCATCCCCATGCCATCGATGATAGGCTTCATCGGGGTGTACGGCTCGCCGTTGTGTTCAACCACAAAAAGAGAATTGCCATAGAAAGGCACGTTGATTGTACGATCTGCAATTGCTAAACTTGTCATGTCAATATTTCCTAAGCCGATTTGTTGATACCGAAGCCCTGACTGTTACCGCAGTTGGGGCTTCAACTTTTAAGCGACGCATCGCCCTTCTTCTTTCATCCTGTCCATGAACATTCGATAAAGCTCCTCGTTCACAGATCTACCATTTTCCGCCGCTACCTGCTTAGCCAGAGCCAATGTTTCTGCTGGCCATCGCAAATTAAACTGAGGTAGTTTTCTTGCACCTTTCATTTACCCTCCCGCAAAGTGAACCACCGTGGTTCACTTGAGAATGTACTATCACCGTTATATGCTGTCAAGAAAAAACATGGTGAATTAATGTCCAGAGATGATCCGCAATTCAAGTTGCGACTTCCTGCTGATTTGAAAGCAAAACTTGACCAGAGGGCCAAGATGAACGGTCGTTCCATCAACGCTGAATTGGTCCAAATAGTGCAAGTGGCATTATCTGAGCCATCACCAGTATCCGGCTACCGCGACGACGCCGAGCGCCTGGCCGACCAGCAGGCAGAGCAGTTTAAGAAGGTGGTATTCGATACGCTTAAAGGTATCTACAGCAAGGAGAAGTAATCATGGATAAGTTCTCCTCAAAGATTGCCAGAATTTCCGGCATGACCAACAAGGAAATCATTGATCTGCACCTCGCCATGCAGGAGGAGATCAAGAAGCAGTATAAATTGAGAGCTAACCCTAAGAACCTGCAGAGCGCCATTTCTCTTTGTGAGAAATGCGTCGCCATATCAGGAATCGTCATCGAGGCCATGAAGAAAAAGCACCGCGCTGAATGTGACGAGTATGCACGCCTCGTAGGCCGCTTATCGCCTAATTCAAAGTTCTATTACCCCAACCACGCAGCGGCACGCCAACTATGCATCATCCTCAAGAAGCAAGGAAATACCAATCAAATAGCCTACATTGAAGATAAGATGGCACGTGAAGGATGGGGTAGCGGGAAAAGCGTAGATTTACTCGATCTTTAAGCCCACCTGAGTGGGCTATTTCTGCTTCTCTTGCTGCACTAACGTCTGCCAGCAGCATTCGTTTGGTATAACTCGATTCTTTCAAGATTGTGCTTTATTTTCTCTTTCGAGAACCGACCATTTGCCTTTTCGCAGGCTGCGTTATAAGCACTTGCAGCTGTTACAGGGTCATCAAAGTAACCAAGATGATGAAATTTATAGTCAATGGTGATGGCTGAGGCTCACTTCCGCTCTCTTTTAGCCCAATACACCCCAATAAAACCACTCTTGTTTGCCTTTGTGGCAGTAAGGTTATTCATATTATCTCGCCTTCTGGCAAGCCGAAGATTCGAGATCCGGTTATCAGTTTTGTCCATGTTGATATGGTCAACATCACCAACTGGCCACTCGCTATAGTGCATCGCCCAAGCCAACCTGTGACTATAGTAGAGGCTATTGTTTATCCTGATTGTTAGATATTTATTGGTTAATGATCCGCATTGTTTTCCCGCATACTGAGCGTTAAAGGTGCTATGTGCCCTTTTAGAAGAAAATTCTTCTCTCGCCCTTTTCTTCCATGTAAATACACCAGTCGAAGGACAGTAATCTAAAATACGTTTCAGATAACCAATATCGATTTCTTTCATACAAACCTCGTAGCAGGTTTCGTAGATGGAAGGTGCGCCAGAGCGGTCTACGTTCCGCCTTTTCGGGAGCTACCCTAGGCGCTTGTTCATTTTACCAGCTTCTTCAGCTGCAAGCATTGCATTCCAACGCTTGTCATCCTCACTCATTACGGAGTCAAACTCCTCTCTGGTAAAGCCCTTTTGGTTTGGATATTTAGCATTCAGAAGTAAGCTGAATTCTGTCATCGTGAGGTTCTCAGCCTCTTCCCGGCTTATGCAGAAATGGTTACGGGCCGCCATGATGTAGTCGGTTGCGCGGAACTCCGAGGTTGTTTCGTTCGTTTCATAACGCTGCAGCTTGCGCACCTTCGCTTTACCGACGATGCCGTGCATCATCAGGTTTTGCGCGACGATGACCATGTTCTCCGGCGGCATGCTGCCCGGTCGCCAGACAAATCCGCGCCTCCGTGATTTAGCCGGCTTCATCCAGCCAACCAGATCGCCGATATCGTCGTCGCAACATGCTGTCAGTACCGTATGCGCGGCCATGATTGCTTTGCGGGTAAGCAGTCCACTCTGGATATATCGCAGCACGCAATCCGGAAGCCGGCTGTACTCGTCGCGGATATAGGCCGCTGATGCGCGCTGCACTAATGGAGTCGCCTCGTCATTGCACAGGTCATAAAACGCCTGAACGATTTCAGCAGGCTCGCCGATGCGCGCCATGTTGCGAAACGACGGCCGGAAAAAGAATTCCCGGTCATCGGTACCGATAAGGCACTCGCCTAATTCTTTAATGGGGGTCATAGTCGCTCCATAAACAGTATCAAGGGCGCAGAACGCCCTTTGTACTATTCACGACGTGGTTAGCTGATCGTGACTGCGCACGCCACCGAGGTGATTTTTACCGGCGTCGCTGAGGAGTCAGTGACTTCACAGGTGTAAACCCCGGCGTCACCAGACACGGAACTGGCTTTGTTGAAGGTCGCCGTTGTTTGACCGCTGACGACGGAGCCGTCTTTCTTCCAGACGTAGGTGTAAGGCGAAGTTCCACCCTCAACCACGACCGACATATTCAGCGCCGATCCGGCCGCCACGCTCTTGGTCGTCGGCAGGTTGGCGGTGAACGCCAGCGCCGGCGGAGCGACCTCAAACACGACGGTGTCGGCATCGTAGACTTTCCACTCACCGGAGAAGGTTGAAATATCGGAAGTGCCGAAGTCGCCAGACCATGAGGTTGTGTTGAAATACCCCATGATGTAGGTGCCGGCGTCTTCACCAGTAAAGTCAAATCGGACCCACAGCGTCGGCTGGCGACCGGCCTGAACTTCATCGAAAATATATTTCGAGATAGCAATGGCGCCGATTTCAGTCGTTTTATCCTGCTTACGGAATTCACCTTCACCGGAGATGGTGAAATCCATGTTGTTGACCAGGTTCTCAACCAGACCTTTCGTATCGTCAGCCTCAGAGGTGACGGTATTCATGGAGTAGTCGAAACCTTTCGTGGTCAGCGCGCCCAGGCGTTTCCATTCGGAAAGGGCCGGAACGGTATCAGCACAGCCAAAAGCCATGCGTAGCACGGCCACCTTACCAATCAGCTTGCCGGTATCATTAGCACAGCCTTGCATGTGTACCTCTCAAATAAAAAAGGCCGCCTGATGGCAGCCTGATGGGTGATTCTGGCGGTTTATGCCGCCCTGGTTTCAATATCTTCGATGTTTCTCGACAACTCCCGGCGAATTTCTGACGTGCTTTTATCGCCATCCCATTTCGAGAGGTGTCCGTCGTGAGCAATGAGCCCAGCCGTCTTTGCAGCAAGACTTTCGCGGGGATTAGCGAGGACATCCGCATACTGATAATGTTTTCTCAGCACTTCCTGAGCATAAGACGCATCAAAGGGATAAATCATACTTACTCCCCGTATGTGCAGGAGACGAGCAGCCGGGTTACTAACCGGCCCTCTTCAGTGGGAATTGCCGCCGGAACATTGCCGATAAGCCGTAGCGCGCCGACACAATCATCAGCATCAGATTGCGCGCTCACGTATTCGACGATAGCGTTTACCGCGGCGTCAGCAGCGTCGGGATTCGATTTCGAAGAAATGACGTCGACCATCACGTACCAGTCGCCGCCGCGATCGTACTCGATATTGGTACCGCCGGACGGCCGGAACACGATGAACTGATCGGCGTCTTTGCCGGTATCGCGCCATTGCCGCCATTGCACCTTAAACCCCGCGGTAAGCCCTTCAGCCACAAACAGGTCCTTCAGGCGCATGTACATTGGGGGTGTCATTGACCTTCTCCACACGGAAAGACTTCAACGCGCCCCTTTAAAGTGCGCTCGTAGAGCTCGCCTTTACGGCGTTTATGGACTCTGAATGGCCTTGGATGATATCGAACAATTCCGCGCTGGGTATCAGCAAAAAACACCCCTTCGATTTGATTGCCATTCACAAATACTTTGCGAGAACCGAGGCCGTCTCCGGCAAAATGGATAGTGCGATTCATAATGAGGGTGCTGCGATTCATAATGACAACTCCTTCTTAACCGCCGCGTCAATCTGGCTGCGGGTATCCTCGAAGCCCTTCGTTAAGAACTCCTTACGGGCCGTTGCGCGCCGGAAGTTCTGCTTCACTTCGGGGTCATGGACAAACACAGCATAAGACGCCGTATAGCCAACGCGCCCGGTCACCCGCACGCCATTAGCAGTGATTTCGCGGAACTGGCTGTTGATGAGCGTCGACGTATCGATCGGGGTGTAAAGTGCTGCCTGTGCACTACCGATGAGTATCGCCGACTGCAACGCGCGCACAACCTTGCGCCCCTGTACGTCCTTGATGATGCGGTCGAGATTGGCCTTAGCCTGGCGGATGCCGCGAACTTTAGCGCCCATAATTACACCTGTGTAATGATTGCGAAATCGTCCGCCAGTCGCTCGAACGTATCAGAGAACTGAACGATTTGCCGTATCTCGTCGGCCTCGTCCGGCGGAGCCGCATCGGTCGACGCGCCAATCAGGATGTAATCTCCCTCCCGCGCCGTTGCGGACTCGGTCCATATCGTGTTTTTAACCACGATCTCCCGGCCGAGGTCACCGATTTTCGCAGAGAGCCCGCCCTGATAGTCGCAAAGAATAGCGATCGGCGCTTCCCAACCGTACGGCTGGCCTCCGCCGTCGGTATCGCTACCGTCGGCATCGCGTATGCGCCGCCAGATTGTCGCTGTCGCCGTGTATGACCAATTAGCTACCGATGACATCAGCCCTCCTTCCAGCGCAGCACCTTCGCGCCAGTCGCCCGGATGCGCGGGCAGTTGATATGCCACTCGCCGTCCGATTTCACGTAGCCGGTAGTCTCCCGCCCGGTATCGGTCATCACCCAGACACGGACGAATGACCGCGGATGGCGCTCTTTTACGGATATCCATTTCATTAGCAGCCACCAACAACGAGAAACAGGCCGACGCTATTACCTGCACTGATTGGCAACTCACTGGTACAGCCGCTGGTATCGAGCCGGGCCAGTGAGTCACGCAACCAGGTGATGCTGTCATCGCCGTAATCGAACGAACGTGACGCCCCGGACGGCGCCCCCTGCGATTTAATTCGCCGGGCGCCGGAAGACGTCGCCATGAGCGCAGCGGCATACATCAGGATGAGCTTTGCCGTGCAGTCGTCATATCCCGCACCATCAAGGCACGGGATAATCTTGTTCACCACGCAAAGAATCGGCTCAAGGAGCGCGCCCGGGATGGAGTAACCCAATTCACCGAGGAACGCCTGCACGTCTGCCGCTGTGATTGGGTCAGCCATGGTTATTTTCCCTTTTTCGATTTAGCGGTGGTGTTCGGCTGCTCCGGCTGCTCCGGCTGCTCCGGCTGCTCCGGCTGCTC